TAACCGACCGGTCGGGATGCCACCCCTAGGGGGAACCCCCCTACCCCCTCTGAGCTGGGACAATGCCACACACAGCAAACAATACTCACCTCTGCCGGCTCGCATGCTGGCATGCATGCTCGAGCAACACAGCACACAGCTAACCTCACATTGCAATGCTCATACCCTCCTACCTGCAGTGATGTACTCACACAGCAACCGTGTGTAATGCATGCTCATACACTCACAACACCACACAGCAAACGTGCTGCACACAGCACGGCGCATATCCACACATGCTCTGAGCACTGCATATGCACCTATGCAGGACTAGTGCCTGGCTAAGAGCTGCTCACTATGTGTGCGTTAGTCACCTCGCATCCGCGGCATGTCACCTCGCAGCAAGGGCAGGAATCACCCGCGGTCGTCTCTTACGCGAAGGCAGCAAACGACGCTATGAGAGCCACACAGCGGCACGCAATCGGCATGCTGAGCTGGTCATACGCATGCATGGCTATGAGCCGGCCAACGGGCCGGTATCGCATAGATAATGAGCAGCAGATCGGGATACCTGCTGGCCAGGACGTGTTTTACCTGTGTTTGCCGGCTCCGCCGGGTACGCTCTGCACTGCAGCACAGCACGTCAAAAACAGCCATCTACCAGGCAATATGCAATTCGACTTGACACTCATCACCGCATGCCGTAGTGTTCTCGGTGTTGGGCCAGAACGGACAACCTAGCGGCAGGTCTCGCAGCCTCGGGTGAGAATCCCGAAACGGTCTCCTACCAGCGAGTTTGACACTCATCACTCGCTCTGGTACAGTGGGAACCACGCCAGCAAGAACGGCGGGGTTGACACTCATCACCGGGTGGTGTAGGGTGGGAACCACAAGCACAACTGCACTTTGACAACTGAACATGCGAACCGAGTTTGACACTCATCACGGACTGTGATACGGTGTAACCACAAGTTCAAACGGGCGGTGCGGGAACCCACATACCAGCGGGTTTGAGAGCGCACACGGTACGGCAACACTACGAACCGCCAGAAACACGGACTTGACACTCATCACCCCGATGTGCTAAGCTCGAATCGCAAGTTCAGAACGGTTCTTTGACAACTACACAGTGGCGCGGCAGGACGGACATAGTCCGACTTGTCGGGAAGCGACTCCGGGTACGATCCGATAGATTCGCCGGAAAAATCGACGCAACTTCCCAGCATTCCGCCGAATGCGAATCCCAGCTGGTCGTGTGAGCTATTGGAGGCACACGGACATTAGTACGGGTAAGCAGGCAACGGATAATGCGACTAGCTATGGCGGGCTGAGACCGGCATATGTGCTCTCAGGTTTGATTCCTGAGCGATAGCTAGAGTGCTGGCCCTGGTGGTGGACGTACTGTCCCAGGTCATAGCGAGAGGGTTCGAATCCCTCCCAGCACACTCATACATCAGCAAACCTCAGACATGATAGGAGCCGGCAATGGGCTACCTGGCAGAACACCGTGAAGTTCGGGTTACCGCACGTCAGTCGGTAGGCAAGCTCTTCATCGCTCCAGACTTGAGCCCGGTCAAGTTGGTCGACCGCGAACTCGAGAAGGGTCTCCAGGGATGGACTGACCTAGACGTGAAGGTCACTGACCTCCGCGGCGAGCACCTCCCCAAGGGACACGCTGAGCGACAGCTCGCAGAAATGACCGTAGGCACCTACATCCCCCGCAAGGTCTCGCGGCGAGAGCTGCCCAACCGTAGGGTTCGGCGCTCTTCTCTTCGCGGCTAGACTTGACACTCATCACCGGATAGGGTAGAAATGAACCAGAGCACGGAACGCAAGGTGTACATCGCAGGCATCGGCTGGGTCTACTGCCGAGGCAACAACATCTACCGTCGATAGGACTTGACACTCATCATGAGCGACCACGACAAGCGAGAAGATCTCGCGGGTGAACTCTGGCTCGTAGCCGGCCTCTTGAAAGACGAGGGACGTACGTTCTCTGCCCTCAAGTGCCGAGAAATGGCGATAGCCACCAAGGCCGGGGACATCACGCTCGCCAAGGCAACGCGTGGTCTCTGCCACTTCGAGAACCTGATCGGAGCCTGACATGGCACAGCTCAAGCGTTCGAAGGATCGCAAGGTCACCAACGCGGTCAACGCGAAAGGGACCACGGCCCTCATCGCGAACTCGATAGGGTTGCCTTCGGGTAAGGGATACTCCTGCCCGGACGCGACAGGCTTCTGCGAAAGCATCTGCTACGCAGGCAAGCTCGAGAAGATCTACAAAGGCGTCAGCGCCGTGCTCCTGCACAACTGGGAGTTGCTGAACGGAGCCGGCCTCGAAGACACCGTAACCCTCCTGGCCGAGATGGTCGCGGAGTTCGTGAAGGAATCGGATCGCCGCAAGGCACCGAAGATCTTCCGCATCCACTGGGATGGTGACTTCTTCTCGCCCACGTACGTCGCGGCCTGGTCTCGGGTGATTCGAGACTTCGGTGATGTCCAGTTCTGGGCATACACACGGGTAGCCACCGCGGCCACGTTCCTGCACGCTCAGAAGCTGCCGAACCTCGCCCTGTACTTCTCGGGTGACGAGGACAACGTAGCCACCGCACGGTTCCTCGAAGGCAAGTGGATCAACGTCGCGTACGTCGCTCGGACGTTCGCAGACGGTAAGGCGGAATTCCCGAAGGCAACGCGCTGCCCTGAGAACAACGGCAGCTTGCCACTCATCAGCGAGAAGGGTTCGGCCTGCGCGGCCTGCGGCCTGTGCGTCAACGGACGCAAGTCTGTCCTGTTCAGCTCATCCAAGAAGTGAGGTAGCAAATGCTCTGCGAGGTCTGGATGCGTACGGAAACCGGGCCGGCGTTCCTGGTAGGGATGCTGTCCGCGGCTCAGGCCGCGGCTCTGGTCAAGAACCTCCGCGAAGAAGGGATCGACGCGTATGAAGCATAAGGCTCGCCTGGTCCGGGCGGATGAAGTCAAGGCAGGAGACATCCTGCTGACCACGCTCGCCAGCGATACGCGCTGCATCTACGCCGACACCGTCACGGACGTGTGGAGCTACGACGAACAGCTCTACTTCGCCACCGAAGACGACAGGCACCAGCACACCTACAGCTACTCACCGGGCGATCTCGTCACGGTGCTCCGTTTCATCGATCAGGAAGGCTAGACATGACCACTGCGTACGGAGATACCTACCTCGCTGAGCTGCGGCGTCAGCGTGAAGAGATCCTGAGCGACGATCAGCACGGATCGTGCCGGCTCTGCCAGGAGGAACTGGCCGAGATCGACGCGGAGATCGCGAAGCGTTCGAACCCGACTCTGCCCGACGTGAAGCTGTGGGTTCTCGAGGCTCGCTCGGCAAGCGAGCCGGCCAAGGAACCGTCACGGGTCTACGCGAGCCACCCGCAGGCTCTGAGGGACCACCTGACCGGCATGGCTGCACGCTCGGGAGTCGCCAAGGTGGTCGACACCGGAGACATGTCCGGGCGGATCGACTCGCTCGGCCTGGCCATCATGACGTGGTCGATTCGCGAGGCGTGACCGTGACCTTCGAGACGTGGATGAAGCACGTTGACGGGCTCCTCATGAAGGTGTGGGGAGTCACGTCCGGGGACATCGCGGATCGCCTGTGGCGTGACGCCTACGACGACGGGGTGAGCCCCGCGGAGATGGTGCGAGAGATCCTCCGCGAAGGCATCGATGCGCTGTGAGCTTCCAGTGCGCCGTGTGCATGACGCTCGGTGACGAGCGTTCGTTCAGCTACAGCGATTACTACTGCGACCAGCACTACGACCCAGACGCTGTGCCCCCGTGGGCATCTCAGCTCAAGCCAATCATCTGAGGAGTGACCCGTGAAGGTGTTCGTCTACTGGAATCTGCACCGAGGCATGTGGAGCGTCAAGGCTCTGACTGGGCCGGATCGCGGTCGTGTGATCGCACGGCAACAGCTTGTGATCCTTCGCAACGCCAGCGGCAAGGTTTCGGAGGCGGGACGCCAGCGCGTACTGCGGGAACGGCGGAAGAACGTACACGCCGGCCTCGTAGGCGAACTCGTCCAAGGCGAGGCGGTCACGCTCGCCCCAGATTCGAGGGAGGTGACATACAACCCCTTCAAGTACAGCTCGTTCGTCTACCGAGACGACGAGACACGGTTCGAGGGGTGTGACCTGGCCATCCTTGGTCACAAGACCGTGTACGCCGCTTGACACTCATCACTGAAAGGTACGGCATGCCCAAGGCACTCACACGCTCTCTGCTGGGACTGATGGCCGCTGGCGCGGCACTGGTCGCGATGGCTATCGCTGACCCCTACGAGGCATCGAGCAGGACCGGGACGGTCGACGGCATCGACTACCCCTACTGCAGCCTCGAGGACTGCTCTGACCAGCCCAATCAGGTCGGCATCTGGGTCGACCGAGACACCGGAAACCAATGGCTCTCGACGGGCGAGACCAGCTACCTGATCAAGAGGTGATCGAAGTGACCGACCGTGGCCGCGAGCACGCGGAGCGCCGTGCGGCTCAGGCCGCGGCGGCACGCAAGCACACCAACCGTAAGCGTGCGCTGAAGCGCCCTGGCAAATCCAACCGTTCGAACTGGAAGAAGGAACTCTAGACATGGGCAACATCGCGAAGATCCAAGACAAGGTCGCCAAGCTGCTGCGTCAGGCCGAGGACGTGACCGGCACGCCCGAGGAGGCGGTATTCCAGGCGAAAGCCTTCGAGCTGATGGCAAAGTACGGCATCGATCAGGCGATGGTCGACGCGGCACGCACGGATCTCGACAAGGCCGCGGAGCTGCCCGACGCGGTGCGGTGGTCGTACACCTTCAGCGGGAAGTACGTCGCTCAGCAAGCCTTGCTGCTGAACAACATCGTGACCGCTCTGCACGGCAAGGCGGTGCTCTCGACCAACCGAGGCACGAAGCAGCAGACGCTGATCGTCTTCGCGGTGCAGAGGCACCTCGACCGCATCCAGATGCTGTGGGACATCCTGCGGCCTCAGATGCTGCGCCTGGTCGAGACGGTTCGCCCGGAGCAAGAGCTCTTCGCCGGCTACAAGTACGACTACCGGACGGGTGACTACCGCAAGAAGTCGACCGCTGGTCAGCTCAAGAGCTACCGCCGTGCGTGGATCGCAGGCTTCGGCCAGACCATCGGTGAGCGCGTCAAGCGCGAGGAGGACAAGGCTCTCGAAGCTGCCTCCAGCGGTGGAGCGTTGGTGCTCTTCCGCGGTGACAAGGAACGTGCTGCGTTGGCTCTCCGGGAGGCATTCCCGAGGGTTCGCAACACCCGTGGCCCCCGCTTCAACGCAAGCGGCTACGCCCACGGCCAGAGGGACGGTCGCACCGCGGCGATGAATCGCTCGCTGGCGTCTTGAGGACGGCACACCTCTTGACGGGGCTGGTCTTCGCGGTGGTTCTGGGCAACGCGCCTGGGGTCATCGCGGAGGCCAGCTCTGCGCCTCTCTGCGAGGTACGAAGTGACGCTCACGTAGCTGAGCACGGCGGCTTGACCGCGGACAACTCCTACCACATCCAGCACGGCGAGCTACCGACGTGCAACGGATCCGACCAGACCGCCCGCCAGGGCGGTGACACCGACAACGACGACGACCGAGACAAAAAGTCTCGCTACTGCAGAAAGCACTGGTACTGCTGATGACCGCTGCCCTCGACCTTGACTCTCATCTCACCCTTGACGAAGTCAAGAACCTGACCAGCAACGACGTAGCCGGCCTGTGCTGGCAGTACGACGTGAAGGTCGAGGATTCGGGTGACTACCTGGACGGCTACTACCAGGAGAACTCTCGCCCGATCCGCGAGGGTTCGCCTTCGGTCTGCGGGGAGTTCTGGACGAAGGTTGGCGAGGTCGCGGCGATCCTCAAGGATGCGCCCACCTGGCCGTTCCCTCCGCTCACCGTGCGTGAAGGTGTGCTCTACGACGGGCACCACCGCGCCAACGCGGCGATCAAGGTTGGCTGGGACAAGGAGATCCCGGTCACGACCCAGTTCATGTGGTGGTGACTGGTGGACCCCGCGATCAACCCCCGCATCGGTTCTCTGTTCAGCGGCGCAGGAGGGCTCGACCTAGCGGTCGAGCGAGTCTTCAAAGGCACGACCATCTGGCAGTCCGAGGTCAACAAGGCTGCCAGCACGGTGCTTGAGAAGCGCTTCGGCGTCCCGAATCTCGGAGACATCACCAAGATCAACTGGCACGACGTGCCCCCCGTGGACATCCTCTGCGGCGGGTTCCCGTGCCAAGACGTGAGCCACGCCGGTCTGAAGGCGGGCATCGACAGCGGCACACGCTCTGGTCTGTGGTCGCACTTCGCAGAAGCCATCGACGTGCTGCGGCCCAGCTACGTCGTCATCGAGAACGTGAGAGGACTACTCAGTGCCAAAGCACAAGGCGGACAAGGTGTTCCAATGCGAGCGATGGCTCGAGTTCTCGGAGACCTTTCCGACATCGGGTACGATGCGCGGTGGAAAACTCTCGCCGCTTCCAGCGTCGGAGCCCCGCACAAACGTGAGAGAGTCTTCATCCTCGCCCAACCTGCCCACGCCATCAGCGCGTGACTTCAAGGGTGGCAACCCGAACCGCCAGGGCGGCGATGACCTGCCCACGGCGATTCTGAAGCTGCTGCCCACGCCCGAGGCCAAGTCTTCGACCGCAGGACCGGACTACGCACGCTCCACGCGCCCCGGATCGGGCGGTGACGACCTCGTCACGACGATGGCGAAGATCGTCAAGGGGATGATCGACGGCAGCGAGTACGCCCCCGCCATCAGGCGATGGGAAGCCTTGACCAGGCCGGCTCCTGTAGCCATCGAGGAGGGCAAGCTCGGAAACGCACGGCTCGCCGCGGCGTTCCCCGAGTGGATGATGGGCTACCCGGAGGGGTGGATCACTGACCTGATCTACGACGGGAATGGCCGCGCCCCGGAGGGATTCATCTCTCGCACCGAAGGCATGCGCCAGATCGGCAACAGCGTTTGCAACCAACAGGCAGAGCAGGCGATCACTGACCTGCTCCTCGCTTGACACTCATCTAGGAGGCACGATGGCACGTTCACTCATCACCAGCCGGCCCGCTGAGCCAGCGGTCGACGGCTCGGTCGTTCGGTTCTCGCGAGAGGACTGGGGCGACTACCTCTACGCAGCGATCCGCGTCGGCGGCTACTGGTACGTCACGCAGAGCAAGCTGTCGCGCCACGGCGAGAAGGACTGGGAGCACTTCCTCGACTGGCTCGGGGAGGAGAACTGGTCGACGTTGGAGCTGATGGAGTGATGGAAGAGACCGAGGTGATGGTGCCCTTCAAGGGCTCCATCTTCGAGGCACGGCTGGTCTACCACGGACGGCACAAGGTCGAGGTGACCACTGTCAAAGCCAAGGGGTGGAAGCGGATCCACCGCAAGCTCGCGAAGCGAGACGGCTACCCCTACCTGTGGATCACCCACATCGAGCATGACCCGCACGCCAATCCGGGCGGCGGCATCGTCACTACCACCTGGGAGATGTGATGGAACCTCAAGGCCAGATCTACGTGCAAGACATGGACGATGTCGACCGCATCGGCGCGGCCCCGAAGAAGGGCCGGGAGCCGGGGGACAACAGCTACAACGTCTCCTGGGCCTGCGCTGCGCTCAGCGCCTACGCCAAGGTCATCGGCGGTCACGACGAAGGTGTGGAGACAGCGATCTCCGACCTCCTGGGAGACCTGATGCACCTGGCCGACGCTGCGGGCGTCGACTTCGAGGAGATGGTCAACAAGGCCGAGTACAACTACGGCTTCGAGCTGAACGGGGAGTAGGCATGGCACAGGTGTACATCGCGACCATCAGCCTGTTCTACCAAGTCGTGGCGGTGGCCGAGACCGAAGAGGAGGCCCGCCGGCTCGCCTGCGAGGAGGGCTACAGCTACCTCAAGAGCGTCCACGGAGACCTCGGATACACCGACCCCGCGTACGTGGCCGAGTACTTCGGCTGCACCGTCCAAGAGTTCGTCGTCGGGTCTGCCCGACTCATGACCTAGTAGTAGGAGATGCAAGTGTTTGCAGAGGGAAGCGAAGTGGTCGATGCGGTCTTTCACAGGGATGGGCACGCAGCAATCGGCATCGTGAAGCGAGCCGGCCCGACAGCAACGCTTGTCGAGTGGCCGGATGGACAGAGAGAGCTGTGCGATAACGACGAGTTGATCGCCAATCCCGACTAATTCCTCAGAGAAAACTGAATAGGAGACACGATGTTCGTTGATGACGTGGATGACCTCGAAGAGTTGCAGTTCCTACGCGACGAAGCTGTGAACCGGCTGGAAAACGACCCCGGCAACGAACAGGCGTCGTGGGACATCGAGGACATCGATGAGCGCATCGCGGAGCTATCTTCGCAGGTACAGGAGGCTGTCTAGGGGGCTAAACCAAAAAGTCTCGTGATGTCGGTCACTTGGTTTGCTACCGAGTGGTAGGCACCGCTAGATTCCCCTTCGCAAGGATGAAGAGGGTGTCCCAGATCAGGGAATCGGGACGCCGAGGTGTCAGACCTACGGAATAACATGGGTCCGACGCGCCTGAAGAGAAAGAGCAATTGGCTTGACGGTCATCTATAATCCGCCTTGATCCTCATCGCGGTCATAACCCTTACTCATGGAGGTAAGCATGAGCGGCAAAACCAAGCCCACCAGGGCACCACTGATCTTCAGCACCATCGAAGACCTGAGAAGGAAAGGACACAACCAGAGCGAGATCGCTGAGATGTTCGGGGTGACCCGTCAAGCGGTGTCGTGGCAGAAGAAGACCTACGGTGGGCGTATGACGCCGCGTGACATCGTCAGGGAGGCGTGGCCTTTCGAGACGACGAATGCTCACACGAAGTCCCAGCCCTACCAGCGTCTTCGCGACCACGGCGAATACCAGCAGACGGGCGGCAAGGGCATGAGCGATAACAAGTTGATGCGTCTCCGTGCGTGGTATCGCAAGCTGCGCGACGAAGACGTGGTGCTCGAGTTCGATCCCAGCATCCCTCCCGGCCCCGGCCTGGCGGGCGGAGGGTTCCGGTACGTCCCGCGAGACATCGTGATCGACGGCACGGACCTGCTGATCAGGGCGAACGAGCACACCGCCCCACTGGACGAGAAGCGCGAGTTGATCTGGTCTTTCCCAGACGATCTGGAGGAGTTTCTCGGCCAGTCTTGAGAAGACAGGACAGAAGTAAGGTGCCGCTTACCCGACTTGGGCTGATGTTCGATGAGGTCGCGAACTCCGCACCGGAGACCGTGATCAACGATCCGGGATGGATCTTCGCCCAGAGATGTGAGTCGAGGTGGGTGACTGGTGAAGACAGCACGCCAGTCACCGCCCTCCTCGTTTACCGCAGCACGATGGTCAAGGACACATCGGAGATGTACGCGCCGGTCAGAGAGATGCTCTGCGGCGCTCGCAAGATGGAAGTGCTGGCACAGGGGTACCTAGCAGACGACCAGATGATGAAAGGCAAAGGTGAGTACTTGGTGGCACGGCTGACGCACGAAGAGGCGTTCCCGCAGGGTCCGTACAACCTCGACACGCTCCGCACGTTGGTGGAGTCAAGGATCGCCTCAGCGCTCGGCTCGGCCGGCTTGGTGGTGACCGAGTGACGTTGGCAGGACAGAAGATCCCGCTGCGCTCCGTCTCCCAGCTCAACCAGTACACACGCTGCCCTATGGCCTACAAGCTCGCTCGCATCGACAAGGTGTGGGCCAGGCCCGCGGCGTGGCTGCCGCAGGGAACGGCGTTCCACACGGTCGCTGAGATCGTGGAGAAGGCACGCGCCGAGGGGCGCGAGGTACCGCTGGAGAAGGCTCAGGAGATCTTCAAGGAGGAGTACGCGAAGGACATCGGGGAGCTGAGTGCGATCACCCCGAACTTCGACTGGTGGTTCGGCAGCGGCCCGTACAACGCGTGGCGCGACATCGAGCGACGGTTCCACGTCGGTCTCGAACAGGTCGAGAAGTTCTACGCGTGGCGGTCGATGCAGGGTCAGGAGATCTGGTGGACGCCGGCCAAGGACGATGAGCCGTCCAAGCCGGCCATCGAGCTGCAGTTCAACATCGTCATCGATACGCCCGCGGGGCCGATCCGGCTGCGAGGGTTCATCGACGCCGTGGTGGTGCTACCTGACGGCTCCATCCGGGTCAGGGACTACAAGACGGGCAACAAGCCGGGAGACGACTTCCAGCTTGGCGTCTACGCCCTGGTGATCAAGCTGCTGTACGGAGTCGAGGTCACCACCGGTGACTACTTCATGGCAGGCAAGAAGGGCAAGAAGCCCACGCTCACGCACCCGTTCGACCTGTCCGAGTGGACGCTCGAAGCGGTCGCGGAGAAGTTCGCAGAGGTCGAGGAAGGCATCAGGGCCGAGAAGTTCGAGGCTCTCCCGGAGCCCGACAAGTGCAACTTCTGCGACGTGAGCTACTCCTGCCCCGTTTATCAGTAGTCGAACTTGACACTCATCACTTAGGAGAGCATGGAGTACCGCAAAGACATCGAGCTGGAGGAGGAGACCCGATACACCTGGGTCGAGATGGGGCCGAAGCCCGACATGCCCCTCTGGCACCACCTGGCGCAGCCCTGCCGCTACCCCTTCCCGAAGGAGAACGCGGCGTTCCGCTTCGCGGAGGCGCACAAGGAGCCAGGGCGAAAGATCCAGGTCAGAACCACTGACGGCAAGAGATTCGACATCTAGAGGAAATTTTTGTGGAAAGTACATCTACTAACGAGTGGTCACCCGACAACCCACGACCGTGGGATCCGAACCACCCGCTGCTGAAGAGCCGCGGCGCTCCCCATGAGACCAACGGAGTCATGCGGGTCCACCGGGCCGGCTTCACCGGCAACGAGCTTCGACAGCAGCTCAAGATGAAGCCGATGGCGATCTCGAAAGCGCTCTCCAGAGCGATGGACGAGGAGCAGGTTGCGGCCAAACAGAGCCGCGACATCTTCTACCCCACCTACCCCGGAAGGAAGCGCCAGTGAAGGTCAGGCTCAAGATCAGCGAGCAGGAAGCGCTGGTGGTCAAGGACGCCCTGCAGCGGCACGCGTTCGACGCCGGGTGGGTACCGCAGGAGAGAGGCCGACATATGCCACGCCGTGGCTTCGAAGATCGGTCGCAAACTTGACACTCATCAGGGAGGTTAGATGTACACACCGCGGCAATCGCTCTACATCCGCGGAGCCGCAGGAGATCCACTACCGACCGTCTGGGACACCATAGGCGGCAGGGGAGTTACCTACCGACGAGGGCAGCTAGTCCTCGTCTGTGCAGGTCCGGGCACTGGCAAGTCTGCCTACGTCCTGGCCTACGCCCTCAAGAGCAAGGTGCCGACGCTGTACTTCAGCGCCGACTCCGACGCGTTCACGCAGTTGACGCGCTCGGTGAGCATCCTCAGCGGCATGTCCCTCTCGCGGGCCACGACCGCGGTCAGGGAGCAGGACATCCCCGAAGAGATAGCTGCTGGTCTGGACCCGATTCCGATCAGGTTCAACTACAACGCGAGCCCCTCGCTCGACGTGATCGAGGAGTCCCTGCTGGCGTATGACGCGCTCTACGAGGACTACCCAGCTCTGGTCGTGGTCGACAACATCACGAACGTCCGCACGGACTCGTCGGACGGCGACGATCCGTTCAGCGGCCTTGAGTCGCTGATGGACTACCTGCACACGATGGCCCGCAACACGGGCTCATGCGTGATCGGGCTGCACCACGTCACTGGTCCGCACAACGACGGCGACAAGCCGATCCCGTTGTCGGGCATCAAGGGTCAGATCGGGCGAGTGCCCGAGATGGTTCAGACCCTGCACCGGGTCGCGGGCGAGTTCGGAGCCCCCGACCAGCTCAACGTCTCCACGGTCAAGAACCGCGGAGGTAAGTCCGACCCATCCGGCCAGGACTTCGCGTCTCTCGAGTTCGTGGGAGACACCATGCAAATCAACGACTTCGGTCACTAGGAGAGAACAACTTGAAGAAGATCATCGCAGCAACCCTCATGGCCGGCGTGGCGGCGCTCGGCCTCTCGGCGTGCTCGTCGGACGCCAACGTCGCCTCGGAGAACCTGTCCAAGCAGGCCGACAACTTCGAGATCCCCCGTCGCATCGTGTTCTTCAACGGGATCACGGACAAGTACCTGCTGGAGATCGCAGGACGCTGTTCCATCGCCCCGGACACCGGAGCCAAGAAGCTCGACGTGACCTGCAAGGTTCCCGGTGGCTTCAAGAAGCACTTCCTGGGCCTGAGCGACAACGTGAGCTACTTCGTGGAGCAGGTCGACGCGGCCAACGTCTCGACCGACTTCTACGAGGTCAACTTCAAGCCGCAGTCGATCCTCCCCGACATCGAGATGCGATGAAGAAGCTCCTCCTGGCGCTGATCCTCCCGCTGGTCATCGTGGGCCTCACGGCCTGCGATCCAGGGGAGGGGAGCTACGACACGGACCCTCACGGCGTCATCTACGTGCCGCCGATGGGGAAGCAACCGGGCATCGGCCCGATCTTCTACTAGTCGAGTAATCGACTGATCGACTAGTCGACTGCCCGTGCTCCCACGGCGAGGAGCCGGTAACCAACGCGGTGATTGGTGGGAAACACTCCGCTGCACGGGCGCAACCTGACGTAATTATCAATTATCAGCTAACCAACTTGACACTCATCTGAGAGGAAAACACCTGATGGCGACCCCTAACGCGATGCCCAAGAAGGCCAACCCCCTGCACCAGCAAATCCTCGGTGCGCTGGTGGCAAACCGGCCCGTCACCAAGCTCGCCCGGAACGTCTCCGACGAGAACATCGACCGCCTGGCGAAGCGGTGGCTGTCGTGACGCCTTACCTCGCAGATGTCCTCACGGTGCTCGGGAGCTGTTCGATCTCCTGGGTCATCGCTCACTACGCACCAGGAAAGCAGGGGCCTGACGGCATCCCCGGCCCTCGGGGGCCGCAGGGACCGATGGGCTTCGTCGGAGAGAAGGGAGAGCCCGGATGCGGTTGTCGCTGAAGGTGTTCGGATTCGAGATCGCGTCTGTCGACCTAGACCTGGGCGAGCCGGAAGCCGGCCAGGAGGTCGTGAAGAAGGCCAGCAAGCCGGTCAAGTTCATGTCCAAGCTCTGGGTCGCTGGGATGACCGCCTGATGGGTCCGATTGAACGAATCCGGCAGGCCGTCAAGGGATTCCCCGATCCGCAGATCAACCTGCGGACCTACTACCAAGGCGGAAAGAAGATGGGCCTGATCACCATCGAGTGGGTCGTCCCGGAGGACGACGAGTGAGCGCCCTGAACGCGCTCCTGTGGATGGCTGCCTACTTCTTCATCCCGGTCACCGCCCTCGCCTGGTGCATCGACATCCTCGAACGGAGGTTGAAGCGTGACGAGACCGACAAGTCGGAAGACGACAAAGGTCCGGGTCTGCGTCGACTGTGAGCCGGGAACCAAGCGAAAGGCTCCTCACCCTGGCCCGCGCTGTGCAACCCATCATCGCGAGAAGCGTCGAGAACGCTCTTCAGGCACATGGGCGGCGAGAATTCTTGCGACGTATGGGATTACCGCCGACGAGTACTGGGAGATCTACGAGTTCCAGGGTGGCCGCTGCTACATCTGCCAGCGGGCCAACGGGAAGGTTAAGCGCCTATCCGTGGATCACGACCACAAGACCGGGATCGTGCGAGGTCTGCTCTGCACGATGTGCAACAAGTACACCCTCGGCTGGGCTCGAGACTGCATCGACTTCTTCAAGCGTGCCATCGAGTACCTGCTGAACCCACCCGCCGTGCAAGTCCTCGGGGAGCGCATCGCGCCCATCGAGGCAGACAAGCTCAAGGAGAGAACTTGACACTCATCAGAAAGAAGAAGTTCTACCGCATCGACGTGGTCGTGGGGCTCACCCCGGACGGCCCGGAAGAGGAGTGGCTGGACGACTTCGCAGACGCCGTCAACGCGGCGCTGGTGAAGCTCGGACTCGAGGTCACGGGGACCGTCGACCCCTACGAGGTGACTCACTATGAGTGACGAGGACGTGATGATCCCCGCGGAGCCTCCCACGGTTCCGCTGAACACACCGACCATCGATTCCCTGGTCATCACCGTCGACTACATCGAGGACCGGCTGGAGATCCACGCGCCCTACCCGGTGAAGGTGATCCAGCGCCAGACCAACGACATGCTCGACGGCGTATCGGTGATCTTCGAGGCGGCTCGGCCAGGAGAGCTGTGAGCCGCTGCATCGCCTACGAGTACCAGTACCGCAGGGCCAACGACCTGTGCTCATGCCTGATGAAGCAGTGCCAGTGCGTGTGCGCCAACGGTGACGACGTGTGCGACCGGGAGTGCGAGTGTGACTGACTCTCCCATCGCTCTGGCGATCCAGCGGTACTACCCGGACTGGGAACCGCCCGAGGATCGGGCCGAGTGGAACAAGTGCCTGTGCCCCTTCCACGGGGAGTCAAGGGCAAGTGCCGCAATCAGTTACGACCTGCAGGGCTTCAACTGCATGGGCTGCAACGTCCGCGGCGACGTGATTTCGATCATCCGACATGAAGAGGAGGTGACGTTTGCAGAAGCTAAGCGAATCGCAGAGAGCCTATCTGTGGGAAGCCACATCCCGGTACAGGTCAAGCCTGCCAGGAAGCCCAGCCGACGAGTATTTGGCGAGTCGGGGGATAAGCGGGGTGGCTCGGTACGGGCTGGGATTCGTGGGAGATCCACTCCCTGGACATGAGATGTACCGAGGGTGCTTGGCGATCCCCTACCTGCGGTATTGGCCGTGGGAAGACAGGTGGACGACTGCATCGATCCGGTTCCGCCGGCTCGACGGCGGCAAGCCGAAGTACATGACCGTGGCGGGGGACAAGCCCCGCCTCTACAACACGGGAGCGTTGGCGAAGTACTCGCGTGACATGGCAATCACCGAAGGTGAGATCGACGCCATCACAGCGGAACTCGCGGGTGTCCCCGCGGTTGGGGTGCCTGGCGCACAAAACTGGAAGCCCCACTTCCGGGAGCTGTTCCTGGGCTACCGCAACGTGAACATCCTTGCTGACGGCGATGAGTCGGGCATGGATTTCGCTCGGCAGGTAGCGAAGACGCTGCCGAACGCACGAATCATCCCGATGCCAGATGGCGAGGATGTCAACTCACTAGTTATCAAGCAGGGGAAAGACGCTCTGCTGGAAAGGATCTGATGCGGACGATGTTCGCGCCTATCACGATCTATACGCAACCAGGCTGCAGGCCGTGCCATCGCATCATGCAGAAGCTGGACGACAACGGGCTCGACTACGACGTGGTCGACCTGACGAGGAACGACGAGGCGAAGCTCTACGTGACCTCGGTCCTCAAGGCCACCAGCGTGCCGGTCATCGTGACCGACACACACGACCCCATCGTCGGCTACCAGCCCGAGAAGCTGGCTGAGCTGATCGAGTACTACACCGCATCGGAGACCGGACTGTGAGCATCCTGACCACTGCCGAGGAGATCATCAACGGGCAGCGTGCGCTCGACTACGGAGACGCGCTGGAGAACCATCAGCGCATCGCGTCCCTGTGGAACGCCTACCTGCAGAGCCCTGTCGTTGACCACAACGACGTGGCCGTGATGATGATCCTGCTGAAGATCGCCCGGTTCATGGAGAACGGCTACCACCAGGACACCGTTGTCGACATCGCCGGCTACGCCGGGGTGCTGGAGAAGATGCAGCTCCCGAAGGAAGAGCGGTACGAGGCGTGACCAAGCGAATCGTCATCATCTCCGACACTCAGATCCCGTTCGATGACCGCAAGGCCGTCGACCGGGTGGTCGAGTTCATCGGGGACTACCAGCCCGACGAGGTCATCCACATCGGAGACCTGATGGACTACCCGTCGCCCTCTCGCTGGACGAAGGGCACCGCGGAGGAGTTTCAGCAGAGGATCAAGCCAGACAGCGAGCAGGCCAAGCGCAGGTTCCTCGAGCCTCTCCGCGCCCGCTACGACGGGCCGGTCGGAGTGCATGAGGGCAACCACGACAGCCGTCCGTTCGACTACCTGGCCAAGTTCGCACCGGCTCTGGTGGAGTTCGCGGAGGACTTCCGGTTCCAGAACCTGTTGGACTTCGACGGGTTCGGCATCAAGGTGCTTCCCGAGTTCAACAAGGTCGCTCCGGGCTGGATCACCACACACGGTCACCGCGGCGGTATCCGCTTGACTCAGAAGGCCGGTGACACGGCCCTGAACGCCGCTGTGCGGATGAATTGCAGCGTCGTGATGGGACACACCCACCGGCTCGGTCTGAAGCCTCAGAGCGCCGGATACGGCGGCAAGATCCACCAGGCTCTGTGGGGCATGGAGGTCGGCAACCTCATGAACATGGAGCTGGCCGGCTACCTCAAGGGCGGCACCGCGAACTGGCAGCAGGGCTTCGGCCTCCTCACGGTCGAGGGGAACCACGTCAAGCCCGAACTCATCCCCATCGCCCACGGTCGTTTCGTGGTCGACGGCAACATCTGGAAGGTCTAGAACTTGACAGTCATCACTCAAGAACACCACGACGCGCTGCAGGCGCTCTACCCGGTGATCACCAAGGCATCCAGGTCGGTTGCCTTCCAGTGGCCGGGTGTCGTGGAGCAGGACGACGTTCTGCAGATGATCGCTGAGCGGCTGTGGGAGAACCCCACGTCGCTGATGAAGGTCGCTGCGATGGAAGACAAGGCCCAGTACCGGGCCGTCGTCGGGATCGGGCACCAGCTCGCCAGCCAGGAGCGCACGGACTACGACCACTACAAGGGCTCGTACAAGTACTCCGTCAACGAGGTCAAGGATCTGCTCGGCAGGAACGTCCTGACCGAGGACTTGACCGGATTCATCGACGCCACGGTCGATCTCATGGACGGCCTGACAGCGATGGTCGCCAAGACCCCGCAGTACGTCGACTCGATCACGTCGCGGTACGCGGACGGTGTCATTCCGAAGCAGGGGGCCGCGCACAAGCGGCTGGTGGACGCGCTCACCGCGCTGACCAACGCCATGAACGCCAACAACAAGCGGCGTCACAACGAGCGTGACGACGGTCCTGGCACCCGCACGGTGCTGACCAACGCTCAGGCACAGGCGGTCTCGTCTCACCAGTACGACGGCGATCACGACTTCGCAGCCGGCCTCGCCAACACCACCGGGGGCTACCGATGAGGGAGAACTTCGGAAACGGCTGGTCAGACCGGGGACCGCGGAAGGCGGTCAAGGGCTGGGACGCATCGATGCGGAGCTGCAAGCCGACCATCAAGCCGCCCAAGGCCCACGACGAAGAGAACGAGGAAGCGGCGTGAGCGCCAACAACCTGCTGGACCCGACCTTCAACGGCATGCCGGGGTCGGAGATGTACCGGTCGGAGGTCTTCCCGGACCTCTGGCCCAACGAGAAGCCGATGCTGCTGGAGAACTGGAGCCCCGAGGAGCGGGGCATGTTCATCGGCGGCGAAGAGGCCAAGGCGTTCTACCGCCTGGAGAACACGCTCGCGGAACTGCGAGCAATGCCACAACGAATCCTGATGGGAGCCAGTGAAAGTAGGGACGCCAGTCACGGTTGAGCGTGACGAGACGAAATACCCGTCCCGCGGAACATGGCCGCGGTTCAGGGGCAAGAAGGGGTTCGTCACCGCGGTGGTTCGTGGTGGTGGCCCTGTGGAGTACGGGGTCACGTTCAGCCGAAACGGCGACACCGACGCGTACTTCAAGCAGTACGAACTGACTGAAAGGAAATAGTGTCATCCAGTGAAATCCCTTGGGGGCCAACCGGAGAACTCGTCTACAACCGTACCTACGCCCGGACCAAGCCAGACGGCACCAAGGAGACCTGGCCAGAGACGGTCAGACGCGTGGTCGACGGCAACTTGGCTCTGGTGGACAGTCGCTACCAGCTCGACGGGGAGCGCGATCATCTCATTCGTCTGATCGAGAACTTCAAGCTCCTCCCTGCAGGCCGACACCTGTGGGCGTCGGGCGTGCCTAACGCTCAGCACCTCTTCAACTGCTGGGTCGCAGGCTGGACCGACAGGCCGAGTGAGCACTTCGCCTTCACGTTCCTGCGCCTCATGGAGGGCGGGGGAGTCGGGGCCAACTACTCGAACAGCCACCTGGCGCACTACCCCGACGTGGTTCATCCGCTACGGGTCGAGATCGTCTGTGACCCTGAGCATCCTGACTACCAGGAGATGCTGGACGCAGGCATCCTCTCGGTCCACTACGACGCGGACTGGGCCGGCGCGTACGCCATCGAGGACAGCCGGGAGGGCTGGGCTGACGCCCTGACCGACCTGATCGACACCCACTACCGACCGGACACGGTCCACTACCAGCGCGTGTACGACGTGAGTCGCATCCGCAAGGCGGGGGCCAAGCTCAAGACGTTCGGCGGGTTCGCGAGCGGCCCGAAGCCGTTCGCAGAGATGCTCCAGAAGGTGGCCGCGGTCCTCTCGGACCACAGCGGCACGAAGCTGACCGGATTGGCGGCTATGGAGGTCGATCACGCCATCGCTCAGTGTGTGGTCGCGGGAGGTGTGCGGCGCTCCGCACGCATGTCGATGATGCACTGGAACGACCCTCAGATCGAGGAGTTCATCAACTGCAAGGCCGAGTCTGGCGAGCACTGGACGACGAACATCTCGGTCGAGGTCGATGACCTGTTCTGGGAGGCCCAGCGCGGCGCGTTCTGGGTCGACCGGGTCGAGTTCATCCGGGCCAAGAAGGTCATGCAGCTCCTCTCCGAGGGAGCCGTGCGGAACGGCGAGCCGGGGATGTGGGACTCGAGCCTGAGCAACGTCGGAGAGCCGAACCGAGTCGTCTGCACGAACCCGTGCGGCGAGATCACGCTGGAACCGTGGGAGCCCTGCAACCTGGGCCACGTCAACCTGGCGGCGTTCGTCACGCCGGCCGGGAAGACCGACTACCTCGATCTGCTCCGCGCTCATCGCCTGATGACGCGGTTCCTGATCCGGGCCACGTTCAGTCCGGTAGCCGATCCGAAGAGCCGAGAGGTTCTGGACCGGAACCGACGCATCGGCGTCGGACACCTGGGAGTCGCCTCCTATTTGGCCCTCACAGGCCGGAAGTACTCCGAGGCACCCGGTGACAAGCGGTTCACCAAGTTCTTGCGGGAGCTGGCCGCTGAGGTCGACTCAGAGGCATCCTCGTTCAGCCACACGCTGAGGATCCCGGTCCCGGTCAAGAAGCGCACCATCGCACCCACCGGAACGGTGGCGAAGATGCCGGGAGTCAGCGAGGGGATCCACCCGATCTTCTCGAAGTACTTCTACCGGCGCATCAGGTTCAACCAGCAGAGCGACTTCGCGGCGCTGGCGGATCTGGTCAACCAGGGTTACGAGGTCGAGGACGATCTCTTCGCTCCGAACACCGCGGTGGTCACCATACCCACCAAGGACTCCCTGGTGCAGGCAGTTGTCGACCTCCGAGGACCGGAGGGCGAGGACATCGTTGAGGCTGCGAACGACTTGACACTCAGCGAACTGATCGCCTTCCAGGCGCTCTACCAGACGTGCTGGGCAGACAACGCCGTGAGCTTCACGGCCAACGTCGATCCCGACGCCTACACGCCAGCAGATGTCTGGCAAACGCTCGACAAGTTCGCGGGGCTCATCAAGGGCTCCACGATCTTCCCGGAGGCCAGCTTCCCGCAGGCACCCTACGAGCGAATCACCAAGCAGCAGTACGAATCTGCTGCAGCCAAAGCCGTCGAAGACGGTGTCGATGAAGAGTGCGCCAACGGCGCATGCCCCATTAAGTGAAAGGTAGCAATTTGTCCTACGAAGATCCGTTTGCGACGGCCCCGGCCAACGACGAGCCCGCGGAGGAAGCGCAGCAGCAGACTGCGCCGACTGCCCCGGCCAGCGTGGTCAACGTCGCGAAGGACTCCGTGTCGGTCCAGCACTCGACCGATGGCGTCTCGGCCACGTTCAAGTTCGAGGGTGCTTACAGCGACCCGTGGGTCGTCGTGAAGGGCGCGGACCCCGAGGATGTCCTGACCAAGGTCAACGATCCGAAGTTCAAGGAGCTGATGGATCGGGTCAAGCAGATCGCGGCGTTCTACGGCCCGCAGAACAAGCCGGCCACCACGGGTGGAGGCGGCGGCGGTCAGCGCCAGGCTCCGCCGAAGGCAGCCACCGAGGCTCCCAACGGGGAGAAGAAGTTCTGCAAGCACGGCGAGATGGAGTACAAGTCGGGCACGTCGAAGAAGACCGGCAAGCCCTACGCCCTGTTCTCCTGCACCGCACCTCGCGACGAGCAGTGCGATGCCCAGTGGCCGTCTAAGTAGCGGTCAGCCTTGACACTCATCAGCGGGGAGCCCTTCGGGGCTCCCTTCTGGTGGGCCACAACAACTCTGAGCGGAGAGTATGAAAGTCCAACTGGTCGCTGAGTCCACCATCGATGACACCGCGTTGATGATGCTCGGCTACAACACCCACACCACGGATCACGCCGCGGACGAACTCGCTGAGTTCGCAGGCCGCGCCTGCTACCAGTCGTTCAACCGTCCGAACCCGGCCACGGCCACCAACGAGACCTATCTAGAGCACATCCTCGACGTGGGCCACGAATCGGTGCTGGAGCACGGCAGTGCGACGTTCTACATCGAGGCCAGCAGGTCGGTGCTCACAGAGCTTGAGCGCCATCGACACCTGTCGTTCTCGGTGCTGAGCCAGCGCTACGTCGACCCGGTTCCCTTCGGTGTCCAGATCCCACCGGCCATCGACAAGCTGCCCGAGGCGCAGCGCCAGGAGGCGTACGCGATCCTCGTCGGCCACCAGGAGCAGTCAGCGGTCGCCTACGACCGTCTGCTGAATGTCTTTGAGTCGCAGGGGCTGCCACGCAAGCAGGCACGCGAGGCCGCACGGGCGGTCCTCCCGAACATGCAGAACTCACCGATGGTCGTCACCGGCAATCACCGGGCGTGGCGCTACGTCATCAAGGCCCGCTGGCATGAGGCAGCAGATGCAGATATCAGAGAACTGGCAGGGGAGCTACTCACGCAGCTTCGGGAGATCGCGCCGAACACCTACCAGGACATCCCCTTCACCCCCTACAGCTACGGGAGCTGACATGAGAGCCACCTACGTCAACTTCGTTGACCGCCACCAGCTCTTCGCAGGAGAGCCGATGTTGGACACCTCCGAGGGTGTCCTCATCATCCAGTACCCCGATGGCACGTCCCGAACTCTCAACTGGGACTTCGTCATCGACTTCTACTACATGACCGACGAGGAATACGCCGACGCGGTTCGGCACATCGAAGAACAGGAAGACGACAGATGACAGACACCCCGATCATCGACGTGATCGAGAACATCGAAGCGCTCAAGCGCGGCATCCAGATCGTGCTGGAGGCCAACGCCAAGCTGGCAGACCAGAACGTCGAGCTGGCTACGCAGCTCTCCACCGCGAAGCGGGTCTTCGGTGAGTCGTTCTGCTCCGGGTTCACCGGAGCCACCAGGCCGAACCGTCCGAAGCTCTCGGAGCAGGACGCCAAGGACATCCGTGCGGCGCGAGCCGGCGGTGCCAAGCAGGCCGACCTGGCCCGCAACTACGGCGTCAATCCGGCCACCATCAGCCGCATCGTGAACCGGGTCTACTACTGATGAAGGTCCGACACGTCGAGCGGTTCACCATCCCCATCGAGAGCACCTGGGAGGGCCGGGAACATCTCGGCCTCCCGCGTGGCGGGACGACGGTCGAGGAGCTGATCAGGGCTCTTCGCAAGCTCCCGAAGAAGGGGCTCGTCAACGTCAGCTACGGCGGTGCCAGCGAGATCGCCGTCATGCACTACCGGGACGACATCGACCCCGAGTGCCCCTACGAGATCGCGTTGACCGCGGCTCTCAACGAGATGGCTCAGGCCACCTACATCCCACTTCAGTACGTCAATCAGGAGTAGCCAGTGATCGAGTTGCAGCATGAGGTCGGCGGAAACCTCGTCAACATCCACGTAGTGGAGCACCGAGAAGACCTTGACGGGTTCCACGACTTCATCCGCACTCATCAGCGGTGCCTGGCCGTCGACACCGAGACGACGGGCGTCGACATCTACAGCCGGGACTTCGCTCTTCGGTTGGTGCAGTTCGGGACTCGCGACGAAGCCTGGGTTCTCCCCGTCGAGGAGATGGGGGACCAGGGCGTCGGGGAGGTCAAGCACGCGCTCAACGCCATCGACAAGATCGTCATGCAGAACGCGTCGTTCGACCTCCAGGTCTTGGACAAGGCGATGGGCATCAAGATGGAGACGCTGTGGCCGAAGATCCTCGACACGCAGATCCTCGCGAAGCTAGTCGACCCCCGGCCCTTCGAGGCCGGTGGGTTCGGTCATTCGCTGGAAGAGCTTATCGCAGAGTTCATCTCCGAGGAGCTTGCTCAGGATGTCAAGGGGCTCATGACCAAGCTGGCCAAGGAGCACAAGACGACAAAGGCCAAGATCTGGTCGACCATTGACCTCTTCCACCCGGAGTATCTGAAATACGCCGGCATGGACACGATCTTTACGGCCAGGGTCTGCTCTGCGCTCGCACGACGAGTCCCTGATGTAAGCCGACCACTCGTCGCTTACGAGCACAAAATCAGCGAGATCTGCTCGTACATCGACCGTCGCGGCTTCCTTCTCGACGTGGACTACGCCAGCGGTCTCTCTGACCAGATGCGTCGTGATCAGGAGGTCTGGGAGGCGATTGCGTTCACCAAGTACGGGGTCGAGAAAGTCAACAGCACCGAGGAGGTTGCTGAGGCGCTTGAAGTTGAGACCGGCGTCAAGATCACCGGACGTACCGAAACCGGCAAGCGAAAGGTCGACAAGGAATTGCTCGGCCAATTGATCAAAGACGGTAACGAACTCGCGATGATTGTCGAGGAGACCAAGCGTCTGGGCAAGTGGAATACCACCTGGGTCCAAAAGTTTCTTGACACAAGAGATTCCGAAGACCGGTGCCACACGTTTATCAACCCATTGCAGGCTCGAACTTCGCGTATGTCCATCACTGGTATCCCGGCGCAGACTCTCCCAGCCTCCGACTGGATCATCCGGCGATGCTTCCTGGCTGAGCCCGGTCATCTCATTGCCTCCGTCGACTATCAGACGCAGGAGCTACGTGTTCTAGCTGCATTGTCCGGCGATCAAACCATGATCGAGGCGTTCCGGCAAAACGCGGACCTCCATCAGATAACCGCTGATGCCTCGCAAGTCGTACGCAAGGTAGGGAAGATGGCAAACTTCCTCACAGTCTACGGTGGTGGTGCCAAGACGTTGGCTCAACAGGCTCATATCGATTTCCCGACTGCGAAGAGAGTACTCGACGGCTTCGCTAAGACGTACCCCTCGGTGGCGCGTCTAAGCAAGAAGTTAGGGACCGAAGCCTCGAACAAGGGGTACATCGTCACCCCCGTTGGGCGACGGTTGCCCGTAGACAGCTCTCGGAGCTACTCAGCGCTGAACTACATGATCCAGTCCAGCTCAAGGGATGTCACCTGCCGGGCGCTCATCCGGCTTCACGAGGCCGGCTTCACGCCGTACCTCAGATTACCGATTCATGACGAAATCGTGGCGTCTCTGCCCGCCGATAAAAGCGGCTGGGGCGCTAAGGAAATCGCTCGAATCATGAAGGAAGAAATGGGGCCGGTGACTATCGGAACTGACCCCGAAGTTGGAAAGCGTTCCTGGGGATCGCTATACGGGGCTGACTTTTAAGTCGGCCTTGACACTCATCAAGGAGAGAAAGTGAAAGCAGGAGTAGCACTGCCCGCGCCAGACGGCGTTACCGACGAATTGGTCGGGAGGGCGATGTACGAATTCGGGAAGCTCGGCACCGTCATGCCGAACCCGCTGTCGGGTGAGAGCGCCATCGAGGTGTTCGTCGTACCCGACGAGATGAAGCCGGCGGGGGCTCCCAAGGATCTGCCGTTCGTCCGCTTCGTCGCGGACCTCATGCCCTACGTCGGAAAGCAGAAGGAGCACTGATGGCAATCGGAAACGTCACTGTGACAGTTCAACCGGACTTCTCCGGGTTGATCGAGGGTCTGCGGAACCTCGCATCACACTTCACCGCCCTGGCCGACGACGCGATCCGCGCCGCGGACGAGTTGGAGGATCGCAGCGCCGACGAGGAGCCCGAGGTTGGCTGACCACGAAGAGTTCTTCGACCAGATCTACCAGCAGTGGTCGCAGACCACCGGGGCCAAGGACACCTACTGGATGCCCGAGGAGGATCAGTCGTTCCCCGGCTGCTTCAACCTCGTCGCGTTCAACCCGAACGACGAGTCGAAGACACCTCTGGCTGCCTTCCTGTCCGAAGAGGACGCCGACTTCATCGCGGGGCTCCACGGAGCCATCCCCGACCTCGTCAGGCACCTGGGAGAAGCCACAGATCGAGCGGAGCGGCTAGATGAGGCCCGAGACAGGGCAGAGGGCTTGGCAGCCGATACGGCGCTTGAGAACGCCGCTCTGAGGGAAGAAATCCGCGCTTTGGAAAGAGAGCTAGACCGATGAAAGAACTGATCGAGTTCATCCCCGTCGCGACGTACGGGGACGAGTTCAGCCTGTGGACCGGCCCTCACGGGCCGCGGACCTACTCGTCGCTGCCGTCCGCGCTCAAGTGGCGCAAGCAGCACGGGCGAGAGAACGACTGGAAGATCCTCAAGCTGACGCTGGTAGCCGGCCAGGAGCCGCGAGCGGAGTGGGTGGCGTGAAGGCGTTCCTGACTCTGCACGGAGACGAGCGCGGCGACAAGGGCGTGATCCATGTCGACGTGATGGCGATCTCTGACGTGGCCGAGGACGACGGTGCGGTCTGGGTCGGACTCTCATCCGGGACGGGCTACTACGTCACCGAGACCGTCGATTACATCTTCGAGAAGATGGAGGCGGCGTTTGCTCACCTGGATTCGTAGGCTGTTCAAGCGCAACCCGGATCGATACCCAGAGTGGCGTCCAGACCAGATCCTCACGCCCGAGAACCGGTCGATGATCCAGCCTCAGTACTTCCACACGGAGTACGCGAACCTGCCCGCGGTGCTTGAGCCGCGGGGCTTCATCGACCTACAGCTCGACGCGATCACCGACTGGCACAAGCGCCAGGAGGCGTGGGAGGAACAGCTCGAACTGGCCGGGTGGGACTACGCCGGGTTGGACGAGTCGGGCAACAAGGTGTTCACGAAGCACTGTGTGCCAGGATCTCGGCCATGAGCTACCCGAACCCGCAATACCCGCACCCGTACTATCCACCGCAACAGCCGCCGGCTCCGGTCCAACCGACCGTGATGCCGGTCAGGACGAACCACGCGATGCACATCATGCTGAGCGTGTTTACGTGCGGCCTGTGGCTGCCTGTCTGGATCTTCTCCGCGATGATCAATTCGTCCCGGACCAGGAAGGTCTACTAGTTTCGTCACTGTGACACAAAGGCCCCGGAGGGGCTGGGCTTCGGCCTGGCTCTTCCGGGGTCTTTTTTTGTGCCTCCAGAAAGCATAGATTAGCTATGTATCCTGGTCGCTGCCGTCGACTAGTGGACTAGTCGGTTAGTCGACTACTCGATTACCCGACGACTACGGGTCTCCTTAAACCGCGGCCCCGCGGCCAGACGCTCCGCGAACAGCTCCTTGGCGATCTCCGACACGGAGATGCCCTCCTGGTGCGCCAGCTCCTTCAGATCCGCGATCATGTCCCTCGGTAGGTAGACGGCCATGTTGCCGTTCCGCTCCTTGTACGTGCCGCCCAGAATCTGCTTGGCGGTCTTCGGGACCATCCCCTTCGTCCGCTCCGTGTGAGCGGCGATCTGCTTCGCGAGATCAGACACCGACAACCACCGCTTCCAGCTCCCGCCAGGCGTCCCAGTAAGCCCCCAGATCGATCGGTAGCGTTCCGAAAGCCTTCCGTATGTTCTGCCGCTGCGGGATGACTGTGTCGAGCGTTGGGACGCTCTCACGGCTCAGCAGAGCCCGCACCTGAGCGCCCAGCTTCGCCCGGAGGTCGACCTGTGTCAGGAGGACCGCGGAGGGTTTGCCGGCTGTCATCTCCAGCGTCGGCCAGACGCGCTCCACCTCGATGGGTGAGCACCCGCACGGGATCAAGATCAGATCAGCTTGCTCGACCGCCCAGTCGATCCGAGTCGACGTGCCCGGAGGCGTGTCGATGAGCACCAGCTCCTTCGAGTCCCAGTCGACGTTGTTCGGGTTCTTGGTGACCGCGAAGGGAAACCCTATCCCCCGCTGTGCCGCCTCCTCGGCCCATACGGACGCGCTGTACTGCTCGTCGGAGTCGATGACCAGAGTCTCCAGCCCGCTCCGCGCCGCGGCTGATGCCAGGTAGATCGCGGACGTGGTCTTACCTACGCCGCCCTTCGTATGCACTATCGAGATGATCGTCGTCATGCTGGTGAGCGTAGTCGAGTAGTCGAGTACCCGAGTAGTCGACACGCCGATTAGTCGACTAGTCGATTAGTGGATTCCTGGCGAAACGACACGCCGAGATACGGCTGTTACCGGTGATACGGGAGACCTGGGAGTAGAAATAACGAAGCCCCCCAGGCTGGCAGGCCGAACGGGGGGCAGATCGTTAAGGTGTCTCGATTCTATCAGGGCACCTCGACAAATGGTGCCCTGCGCCCGAGGTAAAGAGTCGTGTCGTGAGACACGGGTCGGGTGACGCGCTTCGCCAGCGCGGTCGTCGCCGGTCAGAGCGGCAGACGCACTCATGCCTGAAAGGGCATGTCGATCAAGGCCCATCCACCCCGGATAGATAGAAGGACAGCCCGACCGGGGGACTGGTGGCTCAGTAGCGGTGACCTTGAGCATCCCGGCCTGTGGGCTCGAGTAATTCCCGAGCCTGTGGCCTCCGTACGCGATCCGTAGCGGCTCCATACGAGAGGCACACCCCGTGGTTCCCCAGCCTGCCTGGGGGAGCTGTGGTCAACGCGGTAGCGGGGTAGCCCCGCCCGCTCACCTTCGCTTCCACCGAGAGGATCCGTCACAGTGACGAAATCAGGTGGGTCGAAGGATAGAGATCCCGTCTTCTATCTCACGCACGCGCTGCTCCTTGGCCTGCAACTGCCCTTGTAGCTCACGGATCGAACGCCGGATCTTGGCTGCATCAACGACGGCTGAGCGGTGCTCGATCTCAAGATCGCGCAGAATCCGCTCCCGCTCCCTGGTCGACAGGTCACCTATCCTCTGCACGAAATTGACGGTACGCCCGGAAACGCAAAAAACCCCCCCTCCGAAGAGGGGGATTCCTGCTAGCTGCTATCCGACGCGGGCCATCGCGAACCACGAACTCGATGCGTTGGCGTCTCCGACGATGCCGAGAGTGCCGTCGCTCTTGAGTCCGGGGCGCACGGTTGCGCCGGCCGGGAGGTAGTACGAAACACCGTCGCCACCGAACGCGTAGTCCTGCGGAGTCGACGGGACACCGAAGCCGTTGACCGAGATGCCTCGGGTCGGTGCCATCTTGATGCGGGGGACACCGTTGATGAAGATCAGCGGGTACCGCTCCTCGGAGAAGCCCAGAGCGCTCGTCGTCTGGACCCGGAGGCCCATCATGTACGTGCCCGACTTCGTCACAGTGGCGGTCTGTGTTGCCGCGTTCCAGGTGATGTCCGACGACCGGTAGTCGATGGCGTCCAGCGCGTTGGCTGGGAGCACCGCTTCGCCCGATGACTTGTCCGCGGAGGCCGCGGTCGAGGACCGGTAGACACGCATCGTGGAGCCCGTAACAGCCGGGGGAGCGTTGTCCGACACGGAGGCACCAGCGACGGTGCCCGGAGTGTTGTTGCCGTCAGTCTCCGAGATCGCACCCCACCAGCAGTGGTTGTCATCGATGATCGACTGCTTGTCGCCAGGCTCGAGCCCGTCCCAGATCACCTTGGTGCCTGAGTAGACCTGATGGCGGCGCGGATCTTCACCGACGCCGCAGACGACGCGGAGGTCGAGCGACCAAGTCAGCGAGACGCCCGACGCCCAGATGTACTCGACGCCGTTCTTCACACAGCCGATGTCACCCTTGTAGCTGAGGAAGCCGGTGCAGTAACCGCGAGCGAACACGTAGTCGGTGCCCGCCGCGTTGGCGCGGGCGATTGACCAGATGCGGACGTTCGTACCCTGTGCGGGGGGAGAGGCCAGCGTTCCTCGCACGATCTGCTGCGGAGTCATCGTGGGCTCCGGGTAGAGCATCGTGGCGCGGCGGTAGCCGTTGTTGACCGTGCTCCACTGAGCGTGGCCGTTCTTGATGATGAGGCGGGAAGTGCCGGGTCCGCTGTAGGTCAGGTTGAACAGGCCAGACGGGAACTCGCCGTCCGGGTACTGGGAGAAGTCGATGTTGAAGCGCTTGCCGCCGTTGGCGGCTGTCTCCTGCTCCGACTGCAGTTGCTGAACGTCACGCGTGACCTTGGTCAGCATGCCGAACAGGTTCTCCATCGTGTCCTTGACCGCATCGAGACCAGCGCCGACGACCTCCTGGCCGATGGTGCTCGCGCCCGAGAGCGCGTTGGTCGCGGCGTCGACAAGCCCCTGCAGAGCAGGGATCTGGCTCAGATCAGCGTTCACCTTGCCGTCAGACCCCAGGTGCTGGGTCTTACCCATCAGGGCCGTCCACCAGTCCTTCACGGCCTGGACCGCGCCGTTGATCGGCGTGACGATCCCGCCTCCGAGGATTTCGAGGATCTGGTTGAGGATGGTCTGCATCGAGGTCACGACCGTTTCGAGGCCGGCTCGAACGCTGTCGGTCAGCGAGCCCATGATCGTGGCGACGGCCTTGGGGACCGTCGAGAAGGCGTCAGAGCCTCCCGGAATCAGCCCCTCAAAGCCCTTGAGAACCTCCAGCGGCATCTTCGCGAGCTGTTGCTCCAGCAGCGCGAGAGCGTTCCCCGGTGTTGGCGTGGTGGGCTGGAACAGCGACCTGACGACACTCTCGGTGTAGTTCTGGCCGAATCCCCAGTCACCACCTCCGATCTGGAATGCGCCGTCAGCGCCGATGGCCTCTAGCGGGTTGGTCGGCCACAATGCCGAAGTCATCTAGCCTCCCGGTGAGATGTTGATGGACTGCGCCTCGATACGGAGGCGGTCGCCGTTGATGCGCTCTTGGCGCTCCTGGCGGATGTCCTCGCGGATACCGCCGATGTCTGACTTGACATCTCGGACTTGGACTTTCACGTCACCCAAGCCCTCGGCCAGGGTCGCCACGGAGGCGAGCACCCGGTCGATGTCGTCGCGAAGGTTGGTGTTGTGGGAGTTGGCTACCTGCTCCTTGATGTCGCCCAGCTTCTTGCCGTGGTTCCGCTGCGTGAGCCACACGGGCAGCACGACAGCGAGGACCGGCATGGCGGCGATGAAGCAGAGCATGAACACTTCCCAGTTACTGTCTGGGTTGAACAGCCCTTGCATGTCAGTTGAACTCCTCGGCCATCGAAGGGCCGGCTGCGCCGTCCTTGATCCAGCCGTCACGCTTGTACTGTTCGAGCATCGCTCGGTTCTCCTGGTCGGTGAGTTGTCGGATGTTGGGGATCCGCACGGGCTCGGGATCGGGCTCGTCGTGCTTCACCCATCGCGCTGCGTTGTTGAGGTCGTGGCGCTGACCACGGAACGCAGGCTGAAACTTGATCTCCTGCTGGGGGAGCTGGCTGACGTGGATGTTTCCGTTCTCATCAGCCAGCGCCCGCAGGCTGTCAACGTGCCGAAAGCCCGCCCTGTACAGGTGCTCCGACCAGTCGGCCAGGTAGGCCGGGTGGGTGATCGCTCCGACGCCCGCAACCATCGGGAGGTTGCGTAGAGCCCAGACGACGTGCTGCCGTGGGTCTTCGGGGTCGTGCTGATCTTGAGTCGGGATCTGTGACATGGCGGGGCCTTTCGGGGTTAGAGGATCCCCGCAGTTCCGAGAGCGCCGTTGATGCGCTTGACCTCTTCCAACACTGCGAGGGCTGGGTTCTTGGGCTCGCGGTAACCGATCTCGATGTCGAGCGGCTTCATGCCGTCCTTGTCGATCTCGTAGGTGAGCTTGCGAATTCGTTCCACGAACAACTGGTCTTCGACCGGGTATCCGAGGACTGACGTGCCCACCCGATCTCCAATCCAGCAGTGGCCGTAGCCCTTTGGAGCGAAGATGTAGGGGGATGCGTCTGACACCTTGAGGGTGTGCGCCGTCCGCTGACGGGTCGCGTGGATCTGCGCGGCGATGGCCGCGAAGGCACTCAGGGTGAACGCCTTCATGGGGCTGTCCACCATGTTCTCGAAGTAGTGGAAGTCACCGAGGCCGGTGACGATGTCTTCGAGCCCGGAGATGGGCAGGGAGATCCCACCCGCACGAAGCGTGGGGACTTCCATGAACGCGCCGATCACGTCGCTGTAGAGCGGTTGCAGTACCGCGTCCATCAGACCGCCCAGCGGGGGGAGGTCGATTGCGCCGCCGAAGATAGCTACGGAGGCCAACATCGAGTTAATGAACGAGGTCAGAAGGTCGCCGCCGATGTTCACCAGTGCGCTGATACCCTCGTTGATGCCCGGTGCTGACTGACCTCCAGCCAGGAAGCTGGTGTCGGTCGCCTCGTAGTACGAGAACTCGCTCGACTTGATGCCTGTGACCGGACCCTCTTCGAACACGACGTGCGGAGCACGCGGCTGGTGCCGAGGAATAAGGGGTTGTAGTACTCGCCGGGGTACGTGTAGTCACCCGTGAACACGTCGACACCCTCGACCTGGCCGTCACTCGCCAACTGCACGATGGCTCGGACGAATCCGGTCAACCACGAACCGCCGAAAGCGGTTTCGGTTCCCCAGCCGCTGTTGTCCTCGATGTCCCAGACCACGCAGCCGTCCCGCAGGGGGATGAGCTGCAGCAGATCTTCGACGGGATCGATTCCCCAGACGCCCTTGAGGTCGTTGAACGGATGCGGGTCGCGATCCTTGATGTACCGCCGACACGTCAGCGTGAGCTGGTGGTCGGTGAGGATCTGCTTCGCGGTGTCGTAGAACGTCCCGAAGCGAGAGAACACCATCGTGATCGCGGAGTTGTCCGCGAGGAACGGGAACGGCTTGACGATGTTCCGCCAGTTTGCCGGGTTGAAGCTCGGACCCATCCACTCATTGATGTCCGTGGGATCGTCGGGTAACGTCCACAGACTCGTTTCGAGTCGGAGTAGGTTGACGAACAGCGTAACCAGCAAACACCACTTCGCAGGCCCGAAGATGATCCAGATTTTCGGAAACTGCAGCTCAGGGCGTAGGAACGGGTTGCACCAGACGCGGATATGCTTGACCTGTTCGAAGTCGTGCAAAAACACGATCTCGAGGTACTGGTCGCCTGAATCCTCCTTGACCACCCGGTAGTGATCCATCATGCCGGTCCATCGAGCGCCTTGCTTCTCGACGTTGAGGATGACGTTTCGCTTTGCTCGCCCGCGGTGATTCATCACCCACTTGGCGAGGTAGTGGTCGAGGGGGAGCTGCAGCGTGGCCGGTGTGGTCTCGTTCTCTTCGAACTCCCACTTGAGCCTCCGGTAGCCGGCGACCTCGCCGCGGAGGCGGAAGTCACCGTCCCGAAGTTCGACCAGCGGGGCCGCGAGCCGTTCAAGCTCGCGCTTGGCCCTCCGCTGTTGGATCAGCTTCCACAGGTCATCTGCCTGCTTACGCGTTGCGAGGCCACTCATCATGGCCTCCTAAAGCCGAAGTCTGATCTGTCGTCGTACTCCCACTCGTCCCAGGGCTCTCCCTGGATCTCGCAGGTCTGGTCGTTGTCTGCACGCTCGAAGTTGTGCGTGGCACCGCCTGAAATGCCTTCTGGCTCTTCATCGATCCACTCCTCGACCTCTTCGGTGAGGGTGGCGACGGGGAAGCCGAGGATCCTCAGCACCCAGCTCATTCGAGCCCCCAGCAGCGCGTCCACGGCCTCGGGAGACGCAGCGTGATGATCTGGCCTGGCTTGCAGCCGCTGGCCGTGATCTCGAACTCGCGCTCCTCTGTGTAGGGCGGGATCATGTTGCGGAACCGGACGCCGTTCATCCGTGCCCACACCTGAGAGCCGCTCTCGGAGCTGATCTGCTCCTCGCGGCGGTCGGTGTCGATGACGCAGTTCTCGCCGTAGATCAAGCCGGGGAGCTTGAGCCGGCGGTTCTCGAACTCGGGATCCTCGAACGAGTAGTCAGGGATCACGAACTGCGTGAACGGTGCCGTCTCCCACGGGATCGGAATGTTCGGCGGGAAGGGCCAGGGGAAGTTTGGTACCTGCTCCTGCGAGCCCGGTACGGTCCACTTCGGGGCGATGTACTGGTCGGTGGGGTTGAGCCCACCTTGCATTCGACCGACCTTGATCTTCAGCGTCTCCTGCGGCAGTTCCTGCCACGGCCAGACGCCTCCCGGCCACAGCGCCGGGTCGAACGTGGTGTCCTTCTTGGTCTTTGCCTCGTAGACCTTGTCGTCCTCGTACCAGAACGGGTCGTACGCGATGCACGACATCTTGGTGAGGTTGATGCTGTTGCCACGCGGGTCGGTGTGCATACCGACTGTCGGGGACTCGAACAGCCGCACCTTGAGGTAGCGGGTTCCAGAGTCCGGGGTGGTCACATAGATCTTCGCGTCTCGGTTGAAAGCCCACGCCTTGCGCCACTCGGAATCCCTCGACAGCCAAGACCGTGGTCCGACCTTGGCGTCGTTGAGGATCTCGACCCCGAAGACGATGTCTCGCTTCAGGATCCGGTGGTTGAGGTAGCGGGCACCGGGGTAGTTCCCCGGCTCTTCGATCACGACCTTGACGGGAGGGTCGTAGAAACAACCCTCCACGTCTGTGGCCAGGTACACGCCCTGGTCACCGGTCGTCAGATTGAAGCGTTCACCGTTGACACCTTCGAGTTCCACGATGGTGTCGGTGATCAACTGGTTACCTCCTGATGAGTGTCAAGGTCAGCCCTGACGGCCAACCACGGTGAGGGCTTGCTTGGACTCCTCGCGGTCCTTGATGGACATGGCCTCGTCAACCGACCCGATGTTGAAGATGTACTTCACACCCTCGGTCAGAGCCTTCGAGATCATTCCGTTACCGCTGATGCCGATGTCCGACATGAACTGGCCGACAGTCGCTTTCGCGAAGTCGCCGGGGACACCAAGCGCCTTGCCCAGAGATTCACCCAACGCGGTGTTCAGGTCAGTGGTCTCGGAGCCGTAGTCCTTCGCGTACTTGAGCTGATCCATCTGGAGAGCGAGCTTCTCTTTCTCCATACGGAGCTGTTCCGCGAGTTCCTTGTTGCCGTCGATCTTCGCCTGCTTGGCCTGAATCTCCAGCTCACGGGAGCGCATCTTCAACTGGTCGAGCTTCTTCTCGGTGTCCGACGCGGACATGCCGGTGTCGGTGCCGAGGGCGGGGTTGGTGCCCACATCCGTAGCCAGACCGGACATCTCAGTCCGCAGACCCTTCGCGGAATCGGTGATCCCTTGAAGCTGCTGCTGAGCGCCGCCCATGTTGAAGTTGATCGTCAGACCAGACGCGTCACCGAAGATGGCCTTGACCATCTCCAGCATCTCCTGGGCCTTCGACTTGATCCCGTCCTGGGAGTTGTCCAGACCGACCTCGAAGCCCTGGCCGGTGTACTCGCCGTACTCGGTCATCAGCCTCGACGGGCTGTTGATCCCGAGGAAGCTCTTGACCGCGCCAGCCACACCAGATGCCAGCTCCTTGGCCTTCGACACCGCGGCTCCGATCATGGAGCTGATGCCGTTGATCAGACCTTGGACGACGTTCTTACCTGCCTCGATGAGCCAGGAGCCTGCGTCGTCAAACCAGGACTTGATCTTGCCGGGTAGCTGTCCGACGTAGTTCGAGACCGTGTCGATGCCGCTCTGCCACGAAGACACCCAGCCAGCAACAGCCGCCTGAACCTCTGCGAGAACGCTCACGATCCTCTGGAGACCTCCGAGCAGGAACGACGCGATGGACGCGCCGGCCTGCAGGATCGCACCAGCGAACTTGATGACCACACCGACGATGGCGGTGATGACGGGCATCATCTGAGCGAGGCTCTGCATCATCGACGTGAGCGGCGGAACCATCTGGATGATCGCGGGGAGCATCTGCTGGAACGCCGGAATCAGCGACGAGACGATGACCGGGACCAACTGCAGGACCGCGCCAACGATCTGTCCGAACGCCGTAGCGAGCTGCGGAATGTACGGAGCCAGTTGGGAAACCATCGTGTTGGCAAGCTGCGAGAACTGCTCGATCAGCGGAGGCAGCAACGGCGTCAGCGCGTCGAGCGCTGTCTTGATCGCTCCACCGAGAAGCTGTGCGACCGGAGTCAGCACGGTTCCCAGCGTCTGGAGGTTGCCCACCAGCAGGGTGCCCAGAGTGTCGGCCAACGTGGTGAAGGCCGGCGTGAGCGCCTGGATGATCGGAGCGAGGCTGGTGCCCAGCGTGCCGAGCACGTTGCCGAGCAGACCTGAGATCGATGTCAGGGCAGGCATCAGCGCGATGAACGCGTCACCGAGCCCGTTGATGAACGTCGACAGAGGACCGCCAAGCTGACCCATCGCCTGCAACCCGGACTCCATGAGCCGGGTGAAGAGGCCGAGCAAGCTGTTCAGCGTGGACGACAGACCGCTCATGGCCCCCTCGAACACCCCGTTCGAGGTGACTCGGTTGACCATCTCGTTGAAGCCGTTGGCGAAGTTCTGCAGCGGCTCCAAGAGCTTGCCGAACGAGTTCGCGCCAGCGTTGGCGAGAGTGAGGAATGCCTGTGTGCCCGTAGCCAATACGGGTCCGAGACCGGTGAAGAACTCACCTGTCTTGTCGAGGATGTTCTGGATCTGGCCCATACCCTGGACGCCGGTCACCACCTGGGTGACGCTGTTCGCCATGTTGACCAGGCCGGTAGCGACGTTCTGCAGGTTCGGCGTGATCGCCGTCAGCAATCCTGCAAGCTGCTGGAACACAGGCGTGAGCCCGGTAGCGAACGTGTCGGAGACCGCGGCCTTGACCTGCTCCATGACCGGGCCGAAGACCTCTGCGGCCTTCTTGATGCCGTCCATGCCGAGCGCCACCACAGCGATGCCTGCGCCGAACGCTCCGATGAGCGAGGGCAGACCGGCCAGGATGCCTGCGATGACTCCGATCAGCGGGGCTGCGATAGCCACGATGCCGGTGAACATCCACATGCCTCGCGAGAGGCCGAGGATCTTCTTCCCGGCGTTGCCGAACTGGTTGCCTGCCTTTTCGGCCTCATCGCCTGAGTCGCCAAACAGGTTCTTGATCGAGGAGAAAATCCCCCCGCCGTCTTCGCCTCCACCTCCGCGGAGCGCCTTGAACGACGCGCCGAACTTCCGCACGGAGCTGGTCGCGTGCTCGTTGGCATCGCGAACGGCCATCATCCACGACTTCCACCGCGCCGCGTTGGCGCTGAGAGTCCTGTCGTCCTGGCGCATCCACTGCTGCTGCTGCTTGAGAGCGTCGGTGAACTCACGCATCTTGGCGATGCGGGCCTTGATGTCTGCGTAGGTGTGGTTCAGGAGAGGGCGCTCGCGCTGCATCTCTGCAACCGAGCCTCGGATCTCCGCGTTGTAGTTTCGTGTGCCGTCCGCGGCGAGCTTCACGGCTCGCCCTGCGTCAGCGATTCCGGCCCGAGCTTCCTTCCATGCTGCGGACCAACGGTTGAGCGAGTTGATCGACTGCCTGATGGCGTTGTCGACGCCTCCGGGGTCGGCTCCGGGGTCATTACCCCCGGAACCTCCAGAACCGCCTCCTGGGCGCACTGAGCGCCCGCCACCGCTGTCTACGTCGACCTTGACGCCCTGCTTGCCCTCGGCTCGCATCGTGGCGAGCATGGCCCGGAACTTGGTGAGGGCACCCTCCGTGTCGAGGTCGATCTTTACGTCGACATCGGCCTGCTCCGACTTCTCGATTTTCTCGAGCTGTTCCTTGAGTTCGCCGCGGAACTTGTCAGTGTCGGGGACTACCCGGACTGAGATCCGTCCGACTTCTGTGCCGCCTGCGCCTGCGATAGTTCGGCCCTCCTCTTTTTGGCAGCACGCATCTGGGCTGCGACGATGTATGCGAATGAACCGGGCTTAGCGAGCTGCTCTTGCAGCGAGCTACGGGCCTTCTTCGGAATGGGGTACGGGGCGGGAGCCTTCGGCTTGCTCTTGGAGTGAGCGACCACGTACGTGTACTGCAGGGCTCGCACAGCGTTGACGATGGCGACCATCGCGTACCGGGTCTCGTCCCAGCCGCGGAACTGTCGACCACCCTGCTTCTCAGCGAAGAATCGCGAGGCGATGGGGAGTTCCTTGATCAGGATGAGAACCTTGCGGGGAGTCAGGCGGGACTCGGGAACGAAGATGTCCCCGAGATCCACGCCGTACTCGTCCATCAGGTCAGCGAAGATGCAGTCGCCGTAGTCATCGACTAGCTCTGCGAGCGTTCGGCTTCCCCCGGCTGAGTGACCTCCATCCACTTGCCGAACACGGCAAGCGTGAGAGCCACGTCGTCTTCGAGGATCGAGCAGAGGATCTCGCCCAGCTTGTCGCTGTCTGCGACGAGTCGGATCAGTTCGACCGCGATGCCCGCGGTCTTCTCCATGTGCTCCATCCCGAGCGCCTCGGGCGCGATCTCCTTGCCGTCAGCGTCCTTCGTGGCCGCTTCCAGCTCATCGATCAGCTTGAAGACCTTGTCCCGGCGCAGCTTCGGCACGCGCAGGACGTTGCGGAGGACTACGGAGCCCTCCTCCATGTCGACGGTGACCGGCGCGAACTCGCGCTCGACCTCTTCGCGGACAGAGTCAAGAGTGAAGATGTTTCCCATGTGGCAGACCTTTCAAGTGTGTTGGCGGGCAATGGAAATGGCGGGAGGAGGGGGAGGCAGGCCCGCCAAGGAAACCTCCCCCTCCGGGGAGACACTCAGATGAGTGTCAAGTTCGAACTACGGGGTCTCGTCCACGTTGAACAAGTCCTCGTTGATCCAGGTGAAGAGCAGCTCGTCTTCGTGGTTCAGGTAGGTGAACCGGACGGGCAGCGCAGCCAGATCGTCAATCGGCAGCTCGATGGCGTCATCGCGCTTCACACCGCTCTTGTGAGCGTGGTGGCCGAGGCGGAAGTCGCCGTCAACGATGATGACCAGGACGGCCTTCTCGTTCGTGCCGGCGTTGCCGCTCACACCGAAGACACCGGCCTCGTCGGACTCGTTCTCGCCGTAGTACAGCGACAGCGCGTCCTCATCGAACTGGTGCAGGACGACGGTCAGGTAGTCGACCGGATCCTCGGAGGTGATCTCGCGGAGCTTCTTCTTCTGCCAGGAGCCCTTGACCTCGCTGTCGCCTCCCTCGAAGCCGAACTCCGGGAGGGTGCCGCGGCTGGTGTGTCCGACGCTGTCCCAGACGGTAAGGCCAGCTCCCCAGGTGCTGGGCTTGGTGGGGTCGAGAGTCGCGAGTGCGGAAGCCGAGGGCGCGGGCGTGCCCGGAGGAGCCGTGTACACGTACCCGACCGCCGCGGTCAAGACTGCATCGTCGTTTTCTGCCATGTGGGCAGTCCTTTCTTAGGTGGTGGATCTCGGCTTGCGGATGCCGAGCCGAATCAGACCCTGGATTCGCCAGGAGTCTTGGAAGAGGGAGCTGAATTGCGTAGCGCCCATCGTTTCGTACATGGACTGCAATCTCCCTGCGGGAGTTGCCTTTTGGGTACGAACCGCCTCGTAGAGCGTGTCTAGCGCTTGCTCGTAGAGGTTCTCGCAGGCGATCAGACTCTCGGCGCTGTACGCCGTCATCTCGATCACCGGGAGCGTGTGAATCGTCGGAGCGTTCGGGTTCCTGATGCCGCCGATACGGCGGATGTTGATCATCGGGAAGTCCCGGTAGTCGATGTCCTCGACCCAGGATCCGACCTTCACGCCGTCCCCAAGCCCCTCCCGCAGGATGGGCAGCACGATCTTCTGGACGCGGGGCATGGCCTGGACGGTCATCGTTTGCCTCGCTTTCGACCGCTGGAGATGGACATGGAGCCACCAGCACCAGAGCCGATGGTGATGATGTAAAGGCCCGCAGGCGCTTTCGTGATCCGCCCGAACTTCTCGGGGGCGAAGTAGCCTGACGGGAAGTGGCCGAACTCGATAGCCATCGGGTCGGTCCCGTCGAGGCAGATGAACGAGTCGGTGGGGTGGTTGTGGTTGACCGTGACCTCGGTCTGATGGACAGGCCCGGAGATCTTCGTGTGCTCTGTCGACGCCCTGGCCGCGGCGAGCCGTGCCTCGGAACGGGCACCACCCTCGCGGGCAGCCTGCTTGACTGCCCTGCGAGTGTCTTTGTGGTGGGCCGCAGCGGAGTTGGCGTTCGCGTAGACCCGCGCCATCAGTACCGCTTGATCGTGTAGTCGACGCGGGCTAGAGCCGGCGAGGAGTCGTACTCGGTGGCGTCACCGAAGATGGCCCAGCGTTGGCCCTTCCACTCGATCTGGGTCTGAGCGCCAAGGATCCCGTACTGCTTGGTGAAGCTGCGCGGGAAGCGCATGCGGTAGACCTTCTCGGTGGAGAAGCCCTCGTTGTCCTGTTCGGCGCGACGAGCGGACGTACCGCTCTGGTTCGCGACCTGCATACGAGCGATGGCCGGGATGCCCGTGGTGGACGGTCGAGTGAACTCGTTGCCGTCCTCGTCAATGACCATGACCTCGGGGAACACCGTGATGGGCTGGTACCTGGCACCTGTGTCGAGGAGGCTCATTCGATGAACGTCGCTTTCGGCTTGTAGCCCCGCGAGACGTTGCCCCACTCGATCCGCCAGTCGTGGACGCACATGCAGACCGGAGGGTCTGCTTCGTGGTCGCACAGATCCTTGTCGACGCGGTCAGGCGTCGTCGCCACGATGAATCCGCTGGGGTACTTGATCGGACCCTTGAACGCGTCGGAGGCGCTCATGACGGCAGGATGATGTTCGGGACGATCACGGACATACGCGAGAGGCGGTTCACGCCCAGCGTCGTCCACTCGTCGTCAAGGATGACCAGCCGGCCTTGGGACAGGTCCGCTTGGAGCTGGTAGGTGTACGCGCCGTCCGTTTCCGAGAGGTAGCCCTCGGGGTTGCGGACAAGGCGCAGAACGACATCGGCTTCGATGTCGATCAGGTCTTTCTCGAAGACCGAAGACGCAGCGACCTTGAGGTCGAGATCCGGGATACGCCGCTTGATCATCCGCTCGACTTGGTCGAGTCGGCGCTCGATCAGCGCCAGGACTTCGGGTTCGGGCTCCTTGGCCCACAGTTCGACTACGTCGGATGCTTTGGCGTGCGCCACGGTTACTCCTCGGTCTTGGCAGCCTCAGCAGCGCGGGCTGCTTCCATTTCGGCCTTGGTGCGCCGCTTGCGCTTCACGGGGGGATTGGATGCGGCAGGCTTTTCTGACGCGGCAGGAGCCGCCACAGAGCCGCCCACGGCGGTCCAGTGACCGGTAGCGATCAGCTTCTCGGCCTGCTCTTCGCTCACGTCGGCGGTGCCGCCGTTGAATGCGGAACGGATCTGCATGGTTTCCTTTCGACCGACGCCCAACAGGGCGGGCGGGGTGGTGCCCCGACCCGCTTTAATCCCGGCTTGATCCGGGAACCCGCCCTGATGAGTGTCAAGTTGGAACTACGGCGTGACGACGTTGGTCAGCTTGACGAACGCCTGCGGGTCGTTGACGTGCAGGGCGTACTCAGCCTCGACACGGACTGCGACGAGGTTGTGCTGCCACAGCGACACGAACTCGGGCTCCGAGGGAGTACCGAGGTTCAGGGTCGCCTGATCCGTAACGTCGAAGGACAGACCGCCGACCTGGCCCCAGATGATCTGGGAGAAGTCGCCCATGTAGCCCAGGACCGTGCCCGAAGCGACGTGGTCGCTCAGGATGGTCGGGCGAGCAACGATCCGACCCGAACGGAACGGGCTCGCGGCCTCGCCGTAGGTCGACTCGATGAACAGCGGACGACCGTTGAGATCCTTCGCGCCGTTGAGGATGGGCTCGACCTTGTCGTCCAGAAGCGTGTGGGTCCACTTCTTCTCGTCGTTGACGAGCAGCGACAGGCCGTTGACGGCCACCGCGTCGTACACGGTCAGCTCTCCGGTGCTGCCAGCGCCGCCCGGATCGACCAGGGAGATCGACTTGGTGGTCTGCGCCAGCGAGGTCGGGAACGGGCTCCCGGCGTCACCGAACGCCGCGCCATCGAACTTCATGGCGAAGGCCGTCGCCACCTTGGTACGCATGGTGCCCAGGTAGTTGGCGGGGTTCGCACGGACGGTTTCCGCGGACGCCACGAAGATCGTCGCGATCTTGTGGGGGGCGATGGTCTGCGAAGACATGTTGCCCTTGGTGATGGGCTTCATGTCGCCTTCACCGATCCACTGGGCGCTCACGTCACCGACCCAGTGCGGGATCTTCTGACCCGTGGTACCCATCGGCACCTTCTGCGCGAACTGCTGGACGATGGAGGTCTTCTCGGCCTCCGCGAAGTAGTCCCGCGCCTGCTCGGGCTCGAGGTAGCCCTTGAACATCGTGTCGCCGGTCTGCGCGATCTGCGCGTGATCGACCTCGAATGCGGTTCCTGCGGCCATGTTTGGCCCTTTCTGTTAGTGGTTGTACTACGTTGGGTGGGAAGGGATTAGCGGCGAGGACGCTTGTCGAGGACAGCCATCATCGCGTTGAGAATCCCGTCGCCGTTGAGAGCGAGAGGCTGCTGCTTGCCCCCCGACCCCTGAGACGGGTCGTACGCCGGGGTCTTCTTGTCGAAGCCACCGATGAGTTCCAGGCGGGACTTGGCCGACTCGCTGATCGACTCGGCGTCATTTCCTTCGAGGATCTCCACGAACGCCCTCACCTTGTCGCTCGGCACTTTGGCCTCGACGGCGGTGTAGACCTTCTCCAGCTCGATCCAGGCGCTGCCCAGCTCGTTCTGCAGTTCGGTGTAGGCCAGATCCTTGGCAGCGATCTCAGCCGCGTGGGCTTCCTTCAGTGCCTTCTCTGCCGCCTCCACCGCTGTCTTCTTCGCAATCCGGGCGGCAGCCGCCTCGTCGCGGAGCGACTTGACGTAGGTCTCGTCGTAGACCTTGGTCTCGGCCGGCTTCTCCAGCGGGGTGTCGGTGACCACCGGGGTCTCGACGGCAGGAGTGCCTTCGGGGGTTGCGTTGTCGGACATGTGTTTTCGCCTCCTGGGCTATTGGGGGATTACGCCGCCAGGGCGTAAGTCGGGATGGTGATGTCGCCTCGGTAGAGGCGTCGACGGAGCGCGTTCTGCGTCTCCAAGTTGGTGTTCTTCGTTCGGGACTTGCCGTCTTTGATGAGCCGGTCAGCTTCCCTACCTGCGTCGATCCAGAGCTGTTCCGCTCTCTTCTGAGCGGCCAGTCCGGGCCAGTTCCGTGCGTCGAAGACCGGGACCACCAAGCAGTCACAGCCTGTGTGCCACTCGTTGATGTGCTCTCTGGTCTCACGCCGGAAGGCGTCGAGGTCTTGGTCGACTTCGAGGAACAGGTCTCGTACGGTCGTGTCATCTAGGTTCACGCCGGCACCCTTGGCCGAGAGGTACTCCGGGCCGCGGGAGATCAGCATCAGACACCAGGCGCAGGTCTCACGGCCTGTGGCTACTCGAGCCCAGCCTCGGACGATCTGCTCCTCGGGGTCGTTCTTGACAGCGCCGATGATCTGTCGGCGTCCTGCCATCTCCACTTCGCGAACGACGGTCAGTGCCAGACTGGACACCGCGTTGGCGGGAGCGTCTGCCTGAGACAGCTTCCGACGTGCAGGCTCCATGTTCTGGACGAACCACTCCCACTTCAGCTCTCCGGTCAACCTCTCGTTGCGCTGGAGGCCGGGGTGGTGTGTGTCGCGTTGGGAGTCGTAGAACCTCCGGGCGAGGTCGGCACTCTCGGAGTACCGACGCTCAACCTCGGGGAATAACAACCGCAGCAGGTTCAACCACTCAGCGGGGCTGAGCAGAGGACCGCGGAGAAACTGAGCGAACCGGGAGACGTAGTTGGCTAGTCCTGCCGAGATGGCGTACTGGGCTGCCGCGTACTCTTCCGGTGTCACGTCGCCGCCGGCTCCTTAGAGCCCTTCGGGACGACCTCAGCTTGAACGGGTTTGGCTTGCGTGATGGCCTTCTGGTCACCGCCAGCGCCCCCAGCTTCGGGGTCCGCGGCGTACATGGTTCCCATGAGTCCGAGGCCCAGAGCGGCCTCTTCCTCGTCCCACTGACGCATCTGCTCGCGTTCCTTGATCGAGTAGCCCATGTCCACTCGGGCACGCTCACGCGGGATGACCCCGGTGCCGCCGTTGTAGAGCTTGGTGGCTGCGTCGGCCTTGGCCGCGTACGTCGGAGTCGACGGGTCACGCCAGACGGTTTCCATACGCATCATGTCGGGCGGAACGTCGCCGCCCTTCGCCATGCGGTACGCGAGGCGCATCGCTGCCTCCCACGCACCACCGAAGATCAGGTTCTTGCGCTCGACCTTCTTGATCAGACGGCTCTCCGCGGCCCGGATCGCCTCAGCGGAGGCCGGGTTGTCCGCGGCGGTGCTGAGGTACTGGGGCGGTAGCCCTGTGTACGCAGCGACCTGCTTGGCGATCTGATCGAGGGCGTTGGTGAAGTTGGCAAGCTCGGCTGCCGAGAACTGCTGGATCTTGCCCTCGGCGTCCTCGAACGCGAGGATCCTGGCCATGTAGGCGTCGAACAACGTCTGGCCGGTCTCGGAGTCCACGCCGATCTCTTCGGGCTTCACACCGAAGATGAGCCGCTGGGGAACGCCCATCAGCTCTGCAGTCGCCTGCATCAGCATCAGGGTGCGAGACGCCGCATCGGTCATGGACCGAAGCTCGGGCGTAATCTCTGACGTTCCATACAAATCCGACAACCGCGTACGGTTGGGGAGTGGGACTACCGGGACCATCTCGAGCCCGTGGGTGACGTTGAACCAGTCCTGCCACTCACCGTCTGCCTTGAACCACCCGATGGTGTCGTTCGGCAGGTACAGCGTTGCGGCCTGAACCTCGTTGCCCTCCTTGTCGTAGACGACTCGGATGGCCTTGGACACCCTGTTGATCCGAGGGTCGATCTCGGCGTACATCCGCGTCGGCGGTTCTACCCGGATAATCGGCACCGTCGGATCCCAGAGCGGGTCCAGGTTGGGGTCTGGCATCGAGATGGTGATGTAGCTGCGTCCGTGGACGTAGGCGTCGGTGTAGCCCAGCGGAGCCTCGATGTCGAGGTCGTTGGCCTGCCACCACTGCCACAGCTCTTCGTCGGCCTCGTCGGCGTCTCCGACGCGAAATCCCTCTACCGCCTGGCGTTCTGCGATGGAGTCGACGTAGAGTCTCGGGTAACCGACGTGGGCCAGCAGCGTTTGCATCTGCGGGGGGACGGTTACGCCAATCGCCTCTGGCCTGCGTTCGGCCTCGTAGTAGCTGGTGTTGCTGGCGAGATCCTTGATGGAGTCATCGAAGGCCGAGATCATCTGCTCTCTTATGACTGCGGGATCTTCGTTCTGGTCTTCCTGTCCTGGTAGCGGGGCTGTCATCGGACGGCCACCACCCGGCCCGTGCGGGCCTTCTTACTCATGAGGTAGTCCTGTCTCGCCCCGAACGCGAGGACCGCGCAGACCGCAGCGTCGATCTTCTTGCTGGAGTCCTTGGTGACCTTGCGAATCGCGATGGCGTCGTAAGTGGTTGGGTGTCGTTTGGCGTTCAAGACGTGCGTCGTCAGCACGGCGTTGCCGTCGTGCCAGACCTCTCCTTCGAGGACCGCGTCCTCAAGGCGCTCGCAGTCGAAGGCGAACCTCTTCTGCTGGCCGCGCATGTCGAATGCCACGGGGTTGTTCGGGCTGGCGTTGACCTTCATCCGCTTCTTGTAGGTGCGGGACCACTGGTCGACGTATGCCTCGAACTCCTTCACGTCGGCTCTGAACGCCACCACGTCATACCGCTGGAAAGCGGAGTGGACCGTGGCGTCAACGTCCTCACGCGGCACCTCGCCGCCGAACTTCTGCGGATCCCAGACCTTGATCACGAACAGGAAGCCGTCCGACACACGGCAGCCAACCAGGGCTGTCCAGTCGTTGGACTTCGAGCCGTCGAAGCCGAGAGTTACCTTGTCGCCCTTGGCGAGCGGCTGGAACTCCTTCCCCCATCGTGCGAGGTACTTCTGCATGTCGATGAAGCAGCGGCCCCACTCCTGGGGGGACAGCCACGAATCCTCGGATGCATTCACCTGATTGAGGAACTTGCGGCGTGACTCGGTGATCACGTTCTTGGTCGACAGAATCGACTTGATGATGTCCTCGATAGGCAGCCAGGTGGAGTCGCCGCGGGCGATTAGCAAGCCCTCCCGGAGCTTCGCTATTCCCTCTTCAAATCCGACCGGATCCTCTTTCTGCGATGGGATCTCGGAGATCGGGGTATCAGCCGGCGCTTCCAGAGCGTCGTACATGAGACCCGTATCCACGTCCTCACCGGACTGGATCTTCTGCCAGGAGACGTAGGCCAGTTCGCCTACCGTCTCGGTACCGGGGATGTGAGCGTTGCAGATCGAAAGCGTGCGTGCGCCTTCGACCTTCGTCATGTTGCCTTCGATGACCGATGCCATCGCGTGGCCGTCGTTGACCTTGCCGTCCGGGCCTTGGCCCCACCATTGCGTCTCGTTCTGGACGACGAAGGTAGGCCGGTTACCCTCCATCGAGGCTGCTGAGGACGTTGCGGCTTCGATGCGCCCCGCGCCACCATCGGAGTAGATGATGAAGCGGTTCACGTCGAGGCTGTAGGTCTCCTTCAGCTTCTTGGAGATCATGACCGGGAACAGCGCGAAGGTGTTCTTGGTTTGGTCCTGGCTGACCGCGGCCACCGTGATCCAGGGAGCGGGTCGACGTTTGCCGACAGGCTGACCGGTCAGGGGGTGGAAGTGCGAGAAAGCCACAGGTCCGCACAGCTCTGCGAGGCAGAGTGCGGCGGTGAAGGGGTCTTTGCCCCAGCCCTTGAGGCGTCGGATGACGCCTTCGCGGTAGACGTACTGTCCGCGGTCATCGACCGCGTACCACCAGAGAACCAGGCGAACCTGTTCGTCGGTGGGGATGAACATCAGATCGTTGACCTCGATGCCAGCCTCAGCCAGCTCGATCAGGAACCGGAGTCGGTTCGGATCGTCATGTCCACCAGGGGTATTGACGTACTCGGACATCCATTCGAGGACGCCCCACCCGAGAGTCTTCTCTGGGAGATGCCAGTCCCCGTCGATGGTCCGCTGCCACGAAGGGCCGATGATGTGCGGTGGGGACGGGGCAAGCTCCACACTCACCCCGCCCTCACTCATCAGAAGTTGGGCAGGGCGTCGATGATCGCCTTGGCGTCGTCGCCGTATACCGGGACGTTGCCGATGGCCTCAGCCGCGGCGGTCTTGAGACGCTCCAGATCGGCCTGAGCCTTGGCAGCCTTCTCGATGACCTGCGGGATCGCCTGAACGACCACGTCGACCGGCTCCGCGGGAGCTGAACCGACCGTGCCGTCCTTGCGCTGCTTGGCGAGCACCGAGCCGGCGGTTACACCGACGCCGGCACCCAGCAGGGAGCCGAGGGCGAGAACGACCTGGGTCAGGCTCTCGGACTTCGAAGCGTCGATGACGCCGAGGCCGACGAGCAGCGGGAGGATACCGGCGATGGCACCCGAGGCGAGGTAGTAGTACTGGCGGATCTTGGTCATGCGGATGCTCCTGTCTGAGCGGCCAGGTTGGCCTTGATGATGCGAATGACGTTCTGGGCCTTGGCTACTGCCCACTTGTCGGCGGCTCCTGGGCCTTCGCCCTTAGCCAGTCGGGCCACGATCTCGATGGCGGGCACGTAGCCCTGGATCGCGGCGTCTTCGATGAACCGCGCGTGCTCCATCGCATCGAGGTTGCGGACGTACTGTCGGAGGGTGAAGCCTCCGGTGTCGCTGTCCCGGTACGGGCTCTGCGACGGGTAGAGCGTGTTGTCAGCCATGAGGGCATCCCATTCGTCTAGTTCGGATTCCGCGAAGAGGGTCAGGAGCTTGTCGCCCATACCCAGCGCGCGGTTGTATCGAGTGCGTCGTTCGTCAATCCCGTTGAGACCGCCGTTGATTCGGCGTGTCACGGTGTCGAGATCGCGTCGGTCACTGAGCGCGTTGATGTCCGGTCGAGCAACCGTCCAGTACCAGGCGGCACCGATGCCTGCCCAGCGGATGTCGGACAGCTCCTGCGGTCGGTCTACGAAGTAGGTCGGGCTGTCGACCAGCCCCTTCGAGAAGGCCCACTTCGAGAACTCGCCGTAGTTGTGCCTGCCGGTGATCTGGATCCACGTCCTGCCCTTGAACCTCACACCGTCGCCTGCGACGACGTTGCCGAGATCAGTGCGGCCCTCGTAGGCAGCGCCCGAGGCGTACTCCTCGGTGGCGTTGAACCCAGCGGACTCATGTCCGGTCTGCGCGTAGAACATCGCGAGTCGGTTGACGTTGGTCGCCTCGGCCAGCTTCGCGCCCTCCCGCATCGTGGGGAGGATCTGCTGCGCCTTGGCAACGCTCAGGCCGGTGGCCTGCGCCAGGTACTCGGCAGAGAGCGTGTCTGGCTGTGCCGGGATGGCACCGTCGTCGCCCAGGAGCCCGAGAGCGCGGAGCGTGGCTTCGCCAGCGACACCCGGAGGGTCGCCCACGACGTGCAGCTCCTGCTGGGCTCGGGTAACCGCGGCAGCGGTCAGGGGACCGAACTCGCCGTCGACCTCTAGGCCGGCTCCTCGCGTGTTGAGCTTGGCCTGCAGGGTGATGACTGCGGGGCCGGTGCTTCCGATGCCCAGAGAGGCCGTACCGCCGATGGGACCGGGCAGGTAGGCCCAGGCCGTGGCGTAGCTCGACTCGACCGCGAGAGCGCGGTCTCCGGTGACCAGACCCTTCGATCCACCTGACTCGATCCGCATGCCGTCCAGCTCGCCCCACATGTGGGAGTTGGCACCGCCGCCAGGGCCGTGGTGGAACGCAATGCGAGCCGCGGCGTTCGCCGGGATGTCTCGCCAGTGGTTGACGCGGATCGTCCCGAACGGGCCGACACCGCCAACGGGGATGTATCGGTAGGACTCGGTCGTGGCACCCTCAGCCTGACGGCCCTGAACCCAGCGGCCATGCACCATCTCAAGGACGGTCTGCCAGACCTCGGAGCAGTCAGTGCCCTGTCGGACGTTCTCGGAGAGAGCGCCGCCGTAGACGTATGGGTTGCCCAACCGCGCCCGGATGAATGCCTTGGTGGCTTCGACGTTGGCGCGGGTAACCATCAGACCCCCAGGAACTTCGCGAGGATCGGGAGCACGCGGTCATCGACCTCGCCGGGGATGGCGTCGGGATGAGCGAGCAAGTACTTCACGATTCGCTTCAGTGCGAACGTGATGACGAAACGTGCGATCTTCGTACGCATTTCGTTCCCTTCGTTGATGAGTGTCAAGTAGTCCGTGCGGGATTTGAACCCGCGATCTTCTGAGTGAGAGTCAGATGAGTTGCCGCTACTCCAACGGACCTTGTGGTGGCCCCCCGCGTTCCGGGGGACCGACCAAGCTAGATGTAGGCACGGATCCATACCGTGCCGTTTGCGCCAGCACCACCTGAGCCGAAGGTGATCGTGTGGCTGGCACCGCCACCTCCAGGTGGGTTGCCGTTTCCGCCGATGCTCGTCTGATTAGCGCTGCCTGCGTAGACGATGCCGTTGAAGGTGAAGTTGCCCGAGCCCTGGCCAGCGGTGGTGCCTGAGTTGCCTGCCGCAGCGCCGCCTGCCCCGGTGAGCGTTCCGACGCCCGCGATGGTCGCGGTCGTGGGGTTGCCTGCGAGGCTGGCCCCCTGGCCGTTGGATGCTCTACCAGCTCCTACCGTCCCGGTGATCGAGGTGGTCGTCCACGGGAGGTCGACGCCGCGGCGAAGCGTGACGCCGTTCCACTGACCGGCACCGCCGCCGTTGCCCCACACGTCGATGAAGCCCATGCCCTTACCGCAGGCACCGCTCCCGAGCACGATGATGTCGAGGAACAGGCAGTTCGTCGGGATGGTGTACGAGAAAGCGCCAGCGGTACTGAACTGCTGTGGGACAGCGATGAATTCAGGCCAGACCTGATTCGGGCCGAGGAATATGCGGGATGGCGTCTGTGAGCCCACGCGGAACGCGGGGCTGTTCGCCCCGAGCCGTATCGCCATTACTCACCCCACGATCACGTAGAACGTGGTGGCCGTCTTCGGGCCGGCGTCATACGCCGCCTGGGTGACCTTCACGAAGTCGAGCACCGTGTTGGTGGACGAGGGAGTGCCGGATGGACCCTGCGGACCCGTAGCTCCTGTCGGACCCTGTGCGCCGGTAGCGCCGGTATCACCCTTCGGACCCTGAGCACCTGTATCGCCCTTCGGGCCTTGAGCGCCAGTGTCACCCTTCGGACCTTGAGGACCGGTGTCACCCTTCGGCCCCTGCGGGCCGGTAGCGCCTGTCGCGCCGGTAGGACCGGGTTCACCGGGAGCGCCTGCTGGGCCTTGAAGTCCAGTCAGACCCGCGGTGCCGGGATCACCCTTGTCGCCTTTGTCACCCTTCGGGCCTTGGGGTCCGAGGTCTCCGGTATCGCCCTTGTCACCCTTTGGTCCGGTGTCGCCCTTCGGGCCTTGCAGACCTTGTGGGCCTGTAGCACCCTGAATGCCTTGTGGGCCTTGGGCTCCCGTGTCACCTTTGGGTCCGGTAGCGCCTTGTGGGCCTGTGGCACCGGTATCTCCCTTGGGTCCGGTATCACCGGGGTCGCCCTTGGGTCCGAGCGGTCCAACAGCACCCTGCGGACCAGCCGGCCCTTGCGGGCCGCGAACGTCGAGCTGAAGCCAGGTGGTTCCCGTGCTGAGCCAGTAGAAGCCGGTGTCTGCGGTGACCCACACCTCTTTCGGGTGCAGCGAGGGGTCAGGTGCGTGCGAAGCGTCTGCGACGATCCCGTCGACCTGGAGCCCCTTGCCGTCTGGCCCCGGTGGGCCTTCGGGACCGCGAGGTCCGACCTGGCCCGGAAGGGCCAGCAGATGGCCTTGAGGACGGTGAGAGGCTACGACACCCTTGGGCTGGTCGCCTGGGTCGCTGCGGAGCTTCTCAGCCCGCTTGACGCGGGGAACCGTGACGTTTCCGGTCGGTCGATCCGGTATGCCGATGACCGAGCCCTCTGGCTTGCTGACGTAGCTGACCGCGGGCTTACCGTCTGGGGAAGATCCACGGAGCTGCATCAGCCCACCTTCGAGACAGTCCCCAGCGCGATGGGATCTCCACCGGCCACCTCACCCTCGGGGAGGAAGACCAGTTGCCACTTCACGCGGTTTGCGATCTTGTCGGCCTCTTCGGACTCGATCTTGATGCTCGCGATGCTGTCTTCGATCACGAACTCCCAGATCGTCATCGGCTCCTTGCCAGGCTCGAGAACCTCGGTGACGATGCGCTTGTTGGTGCCGACGAGCCCGGTCGCGTTGGCCGTGGTCGCGGGGATGGGAGTCAAGGCGAGATCGCCTGTGTACTCGATGTTGTACTCGCGGTTCCAGTAGAAGTCGGTGCTCACGGCGTTCACCGCGCCGATCAAGCCGGCCGCGGCGTTGAAGAAGTTCTTGACCGCCGTCGAGGTCACGTCGACCGCGAACGTGACGACACCGACCTCATCGAATGAGCGCCGCGAAGTCACAACCAGCTTGAAGTTGAGCTGGTCGGTGACCGTCATCTCCACGTCCACTCCCAACAGGGAGTCGAACGTGTCGAAGAAGTCGTTCGCGGTCTTGTTGATCGTGTTGACGAGCTGCTCCGTGAGCGGCTTCGAGCTGTTCAGGTTGAAGTTCAGCGTCCACGCGGGGTACAGCGACACGGGGTGGATCACAGCGTTGCCAGCGCCCACGGCTCCCTCGACGGCATCGGTGATGTCGCCAGCGAGTCCCTGCGGGTTCTCGGACACGTCGTTGTAATCGATTGCGGCAGTGTTGATTCCGTTGCAGTTCAGTGTGTAGGTGCCGCTGGTCGCTCCGGTGATGTACACGCGGTGCAGAGCGTTGTGTTCGCCACCGGTCTGCAGTTCGAAGAACAGGCGTCCGGGCGGGTAGGGGATCGGGGTCTGTGAAGCGTCGAGGTTCTCGAAGTTCCACTTGAAGTCGCGACCGCGCCAGAGTACGAGCGAGTCAGCGTCTACCCGAATTCCAAGGTCGGCCATGCGATTCCTTTCGTGGGGGAGTTGTCAACCCCGGAGGAAGGAAGCGGCCGGTAGCGGCAGCGCCTCGGAACCTCCTCCGGGGGACCGTCTACCCTCCGTTTGCCGTGGCCTGGGCCAGGCGCTGCTTGAGCATCGAGGTCATGTCGACAACCTCACCAGTGGGAGAGTCACCGGCCTTCCGCTCGATTTCGAGTCGGACGCGGCGTCGATCACCTTCGGTCAGCAGCAGTGCGGAGAGCATCTGGTTGATTGCGGTGAGCTTCATCGCGCCAACGGGTTTGCCGTTGTGCTGGGCTGCGATCAGCTCTTGGTTCAGCGTGTAGAGAGCGAGCTTGGCGTACGTCCAGTCAGTCGGCTCGTAGTACTTCACGGCAGCCGAATTCTTGATGGACTCGTACATCTCGATGATGAGCGGATGCGTCTCTCCGAGGTGGCTCAGGTCGCCCATCTCGGGGATCTGGACCGCTCCGTGGACGACGACCGTCTCGGTGGGGTTGTCGGGCACGTTCCGGCGAACGCGCTCTTCGTCTCGCTTTCCGATGGGGCCGCGAGTGCCTGCCATTGTTGCCTCCTGGGCATGAGCGCAGGCACCTGGCCTGCGGTTATCTACGCCCTGGATGACGTTCTGGTGGTCGCTTCCTCCGGGCCTTGAGTTCCCGCCGGCGTGCAACGCCTTCGGCGGATGACTTGCGGTCGTGGCACCACCCGCAGGCAGCCCGAAGGTTGCGGCGGGAGTGGTCGTTTCCACGCTTGATGTGATCTACGTCGGTCGCCATGCGAGTGCAGCCGGCCATGCCGATCTGACACAGCCAGTTGGCGTCGTGCAGGACTTCGAGCCGAATCAGCTCCCAGTCCGCGGGTAGGTTCTGCCGACGATCAGAGTCGGCCCAGCTCACGGGTACAGCAGATCGAATGCGGCCCACAGCGCTGCAACCTCGGGCGCAGGATCGCGCCCTTCGAGAAGCGCCCCGGCCACCTGGCCGAGGGCTTCATCGGTTGCGTCTGAGATGCCGCTTCCAACCGGGATCGGGTACTCCCCGCCCCCGAGAATGTGCTGCAGGTCGGCGTCGACCGACTCTCGGGCCTCGGCGCGGGTCAGCGGACGACTTTCGTTGATCACAGCGGTACCCCTCTCGCCTTCTTGGCCTCTTCGAGCATGATCTTGTGGATGAGCTTGGACAGCGCATCGGCCTTGTCCCCGCGAATCTCAACGTCGAGGAACGCCTCGGCCATCGCCTCGACAACGTACATACCCTTCAGGCGGTCGCTGCCGTTGAACGAGTAGGCCGACACCAGCCGGTTCTTCAGCCAAGCGTTCAGCTTGGAGCGGAACTGCAGGTCAGAGGGAAGTGTACCGGTGTCCTTGGTGAACTCCGCGTCGATTGCGTCGATGATGCGCTGACGACCGTTGCCCTTGCCCGTGAAGTCCATGACGTGACCCAGTTCGTGGATCATCGTGTAGTAGACCGGGCGGTTGGCCGCGTCCTGGTTGTAGTCGCGGGTGCGGCTGTCGCGCTTCCCGGCCATGTAGTAGTCGCCGTTGAGCTTCCGGGCTAGGTCGGTTGCCATCGGGGTGTTGATCGCAACGTATTTCGCGCCGTCGATCTTCCATCCCTCACCGGGCACATAGTGCGAAGCCGGCATGGCGTGGGCGTTGGACTGCTCGCGCTTGCCCTTCTCCGGGAGGTACTCGCCCTTGATCTCTTCGAGCTTGAGGAACGGGTACTTCGTGAGCATGTCGTCCACGGCCTGGGCGAACTGTCGAGCGGACTCGAGAGAGAACTCGGTCGGGGCGAGCCCCTCAGCGGGGAGCCCGTGCTCGAACTCGGCGTCGAGGAACTTGTCGACCTTCAGACCCCACTTGTTCGCCATGAACGAGGCGATCTCCTGGCGGGTCTTGAAGTGCTTCAGCTCTTCGCCCGCGGGGATCGGGGAGGGCGTCGAAGTAGGAGCGCCAGAGCCGCCACCGGCCTGGCCGCCAGCAGATCCTCCACCCTGGACACCTCCGGTGCCCGCGGATGCGGTTCCCTTGCCGCCGCCTGACGATCCTGCTGCGCCACCGCCGCCTCCTACGCCACCGGCTGATCCAGATCCACCACCGGCCCCAGGCTTCTTCGCAGCGCTGGCCTTGCCGGATTTGCTTCCGGGTCCGGGGCCGCTGGCCCCTCCGCGTCCTCCCATCGGGTCTCTACCTGCTTTCTGCGTCGATCCCAGAAGGTCGGATACTCGACCACCTCCGGGAGATCTATGTCGTCGCAGTAGCGGAGCTTCCCGTAGGCCAGGACCGTGTGCGGATGCTTGCGGTCGAGGAGTTCTTGGACGCCTGCGCGGAATAGCGCCTGCTCTGCCTTGTTGGATTGAATTCCCATCGAACTCAATGCGACGACGGATCCTTCTGGGATCCCGTCGAAGCAGAATTCGTATGAATCCGGCGTGCTCCAACACGCCGTGGGAATGACTCGAATGCCCCGAGACTGCCAATATGCGCCGACCCAGCGGCTGCGGAACGTATTCCACACCTGTGCGGCCCGCGGCATATCGGTCCAGAGGCTAAAATCGGGGGTTAGTGCTGCGCCAACCGCCGCTACGCGGGGAAATAGGCGCTCTGGGGACGACCAAACCGTCTCAAATCGGTAATCGTCCAGAAAGAAGTGCAATGCGCCGCCATTCTGGGCGGCATAATCGCGATGACGCGGTGAATTCCACGCCGCGAGGGACGCCGGCACCCAGTGGCACGGCCTCAGATCGGGGATCTCGTCTGGCGACGAGGACGGGAACCGCAGTCGCAGGTTCAGCACGTCGAACTTGCCCGGTTGCGAGTCCCAGTTGGCACTCGAACGAGTGCCTTCCATGATTCGAACACCCCTTAGTAAGCCGCGCTTCAGGCGCGGCAGAAGAGAACTCGCGGTTGCGAGTTCGATCTATGACCGGCCCTGGAGGCCGGTCTAACTTCGAGCCGCCTTCGGGGCGGCTCTCAGGGGAGAGCCGAGACTCAAAGAGGCTCTCACCCCTCTTTATCTCCCCTCTCTCCTCTCCCACTCAGTAGTAGATGTACTTTCCCGAAAAGTTTCCTCGCGGCCTCAGAGCCGCTCTCCCGATCCGGGGGTACAGGTCTACCGGCCAGGGGCCGTTCGTTCGTGAGCGAGGCCCACAGCCTCGCGAGCGGGTGCTCTAGCTGGCCCCCGATGAAATGATCGACTTGGAAACCCGTACATGATGGCTCACCCGCA